TTAGTTTTATTAATTAATGCATCCATGTAATCAGAAGTACTTACATTTTTACTTGCTATATTTTTAGGATAAGTAGGTGTTGAACCTACAGTAAAGTCTTTAGTATCAAATGTTTTATTTGGAACATTGTTTCCTCCTGGTAATGATTGAATACTAGAAGGAAGAGGAGCACTAAGAGATGGTAAACTCATAGGTTCTCTCATTTCAATAGAAGCAGGCTTTATAAATGTACTATTTAAAGATAAATCATTTAAACCATCATTTGGAGTTGTAGTTTCTTCTGCCATTTTGAATTAATTAATAGTTCCAGTTTATATTTGATTGTGTAAGACCAAAGTTTTTTTCAGCATTTTTCATTGCTTCATAGTTACCTTGTTGTTGAAAAGAACGGTACTTTTCTAAATTTTTCATAGCCATAACATTAAGCATGTTGAATACATATGTTTCAGCATCATCTACTCTATTACCTCTATTACTTTGTATAGGGACAAAAGGACGTAATTGTTTATTTCCATTATCATCCATTGCATATATATTAGCAGTAACACCATAATCTACACCAGGAACATTCTTTTCTTTTTTAATTGTATAAGCACCTGCATTGTTAGGATCATTATAGGTAATTTCACCTTTAAGATTAAGAACAGATTCAGTTATACCAATTTGACTTTGTTTAAATAAGTCATTGTTCCAACTATCTTTAGGTGCAATAAAAGCAATACCATTTGTTAAAATTTTATCAATTTTTGGCATATCTGCTTTTCCAGCTTCATTTAATATATTTTTCTTTAAAAATTCTAAAGGAGGATAAACAGTCATTGCACCAAGATTTTTACTTTCTAAAGCAATTTGATTTTGACTAATTTTAAAAGCTCCTATTTTTGAACTTGGTTTTATTTCACCCATAAGTTCAGCTATTATACTTTTTGCAACTTCAGGTTCTAATAAGTTATCTTCATCTTCTATACCGGTCTTTGTTATACCACCAATAGATATTTTATTACCATCACCTTGTTTCCAATTAATTCTATTAATATCATTATATAAACCTGTTAATGTACCTGTGGTAGTTGGAATAGCTGTATTTACCATTTTAAATCCTGTATCTGCAGCTAATCCAGCTTCACCAGCTTTATTAGCTATAGTAGGTACAATTGATTTTAATCCTGTTTCTGGATTTGGATCATAAGCAACTTTTTTATACTCAGCATCTAATGCTTTATATAATTGAGAATAATAACGATCTTTAGTACCCCAACCTGCACTACTTGTTGGTCTTTCAGTCCATGTTCTTGATTCTGGATCAAATTGTCTTATAGTAGTAGTAGTAACTGGTTTATTAATTTTATCATATTCAACAGCTTCTTTAACAAAATCTTCTTCTGTTTTACCATTTGCAAATAATGAACTTAAATAGGTCATATCATCTTTGTTTAAACCTTTAAATTCTGAATTAAGAATAGGTACTTTAGATAATCTGTTAATTATTTTGTCATCATTTTGTTTTTGAACTTCATCAAAGCTTTTTTGAGCTCTCATAAGTTTATGCATAGCTAATCTAGCACCTGACGTATTATAACCTAAACTTACACTATGACCATTGTTTATATTAGTCCATTTTGTAAATCCATTATAAATATTCTCAAGTTGTTTATTATTAACTAATTTATTTGCTACAGCAACAGGATCTTTTTCATAAGCAGCTTTTAAATCTCCAAATTGTTGAATAGCAGATTGTTTTCTTAAAGCTTTAGAGAAAACATTTGATGCATCATAAGGATCTCTTGCATCTGTTGAAGCTGCATAAGGAATACTTTTTGCATCTCCATTCATCATACTATAAAGTTCTTGTTCAGAAATTTCTTCTGATCGTATCAAGTCAGAAATATTACCAATCCAAGTACCAATGAAGGGATCAGTAGTTTCATGTGTTATTTTACTGATATGTTCTTCATTGTATTTTTCAATATTAATAGACTCATCAGCTATTGATCCTGTAGTTCCTGGTTCAACACCAAGTGCGGCATATATAGGATTTAATTTTGGAGCACCATCTTCACCATAAACATAATAGCCAGTTGATATATAATGTTTAATTTTTTCATTCTCTCTATCTGCACTAGCTTTTTCTTTTAAATTTTGTTTAGTATATTCTTGTTTTATTATATCTCTTTGTATGTTATGAGAATGTCTTAAATTTTCTAAACCAATTTGATTTACAGAATACTCAATAGATTGACCTTTGGTAGCATAATAATTAGCACTACTTAATATATCTGTTTCAGCTAATTGAGAAGCAGTGGCAGCATCAACTTTAAGTCTTGCTAATTCCATATTAGTTAAATCTAAACCTGCTGATGCTCCTGAAGGACCAGTTGTAGTTGCTGTTCTTGATTCACCATTAATAGTTTCATTTATTTTATCACTATATTGTCTTGCAGCTGATTCAACTTTAAGTGCAGAGTTTAATCTATCTAAGTAAGATCCTTGCATAGGATTAACATTACCAGATTGGATATCATTCTCTATTGCATTTGTTTTTTTGACTACAGCAGTTTCAGATTGTTTATTTTCTTTTGCTCTTTTGGCTGCATAGTTTGATAAGTAGTTATATCTCTGCTGTAAGAAGTCTTTTTCTGCTGCTAATTTATCTCCATTAAATTTTTCTGCATTTTGTACCGCACTATCATTTCTTTCAACATAAGCTCTAGAGGCATATACTTTCTGTAAAGCAGGATTGTTTGCATATTCACTTACAAGTAATTGTTGTAAACTTGGTAATACTAATTGACCATTCTTTTGTTTTACCATATACATACCTGATGCATCTGGTAAATTAGTTACCATATTTATATCAGCTTTATCCATTAACTCACCGTAAAATTTTGCTGCATTTACATATGGAGTATATTGTGCATTACCTATATTTAATGTTTTCTCTAGATCTGCATTTCTAAATTCTTCTTTTCTATACTGCATTTCTTTTAAACCAGTATCCCAGTATTCAGCTCTTCTTTTTGGATCTTGATGATTTTGAAGAGCTTGTGCAGATCCATAAGTAGAATTAAAGTTTTTAGTCCAAGCCATATCTTTCATCAAGTATTGATCTTGATAGAAAGGTTTAAATACTTGAGTAGCTTGTTCTACATTCTGCTCTAGAGATAAATCAAGTCCTGAAACTCTTTTTAAATTAAAATCTATTTGTTTTAGGAGCTCTGATTTATTCTTTATATTATCACCGTGAGTTAAATCAGCATTATATAATTGACCGTATAAGTTATTTACAGCTTTATAATTTGTATCATACTGATTCTGCTTTGTCTGAAGTACATTAGCATAAAAATTCAGATCCGGCTGAAATGGTTGATAATCAGGTATATAATCTGTAACACCTTGTAAATAAGTAGCCATAATTTATTTTATAATCTATTATGTAAATCTATTAAAATTTTATATGTTTAATAAACATGTTAAGTTTATAGTAAGAATGGAGTTATCATATCTGCATATATAAACCCACCTCTTTTCATTTGTCCATACTGTGCTTCTAAAGCTGCTAACTTATCATCTTTTGATGTAGTTCTTGGGCGCAGCGCTCTCTCTGCAGCTTTTGAAGGATCCGGATCTCCTAGATCTTTATAGTATGTATACAACTCATCAAATGTTTTACCAGATGCTTCAGGTTTAAATTTCTTACCTTGAGTAAATTGTAATTTACCACCAACACCTGCGCTAACAGCATACTGAGGATTTATTTGATTTAGTGCATCAGTTTTCCAACGGTTTGTAATTGCATTGGCATATTGATTTCTGAAGTTACCTCTTAAAGCTCCTTTAGTATTATCAAATTGTTGATTAGCAATTGTGTTTGCATCATACAATCCTTTTTTGATAGCTTGATTACCAGCTTGTTCCTGGTTTCTAATATTAACATTAGCAGATTCATATTGATTTGCTAGATTAACATTAGCATTGTTATATCTAGAAAGAGTATCAGCAGCTGATTTAGCAGCTTGTCCTTGTATACCAGCTGATCTTGCAGATAAAGCTTGAGGTCCAGCAAATTGTCCTAATGCTTGAGTTTGTATATTTGCTTGTTCAGCTTGTGCTGCTAACTCTCTAGTAGGATCTAAGAATGTAGCTTTAGGAGTTTCCAACTTAGCAGTAGGAGCCCAAGGCATATATTTCTTTGCTCTCATCAAGTCACCAAAAGCACCGGCTGTTTTGATTGTATCTTGTAACCACCATTCAGCAGGTTTTTCATAGTCTACTGGTACATCTTCTTCACATGGATAACATTCTCCTGTATTTGGATCAACTGTTAACAGAACTTTTGTACCATCTGATTTTTCACATACTGGACATTTTTTAGTAGGTGCTGAAGCAGCAGCTTCTTCTTCAAAGGTACCCATTTGAGTACCTGATGCTTGTTTCTGTGCTAATGTAGTATTACCTGCTACAGCATCAATAGGAGATATGTTAGAACCTTTACCACCATAAATATCTCTTTCATCAGATCTACCTTCATTCATTTCTCTACCTTGATCACCTAAGAAACCTGATAATGCATAATTTGCATCAGCATCATTTTTATATGCACCAGTTAAAAGATTATTTTGCATTCTTCTATAACCATGTGTTGTTGCTTGTTCTAAAGCAATATCTGTATCTTTACCTAATGCTTCAGCACCTATACTAGAAATAACTTTATCCTTATCTGTCCATCCTTTTGTTTTATAATCAGCTATAGCTTTTTTAGCTTCATCAACTGATTTATAAACACCATCTTTTACTAAATTTTCAGGAGTATCTAATCCTGTACCAGCATTATTAAACATTCTTGCATCAAATCCATTTGCAGCAAGCATATGGGTTCTTTTGTTAATGTTTAATGCTGATTTTATTATATCATCATCAGATGGAGCATTAGTTTTAAAATGTTCTTGTAATTCTTTACCTCTTTTTTTTCCATAAGTATTAGGATCATTTAAGGATTCTCTTGTTTGCTTAATATATTCAGCTCTTACTTTTGATTTAGGATCACTCAGTTCTTTTTTTAATAATAAATGTTGAGCTGCAGCAGCTCTATTAGTTGGTGTATCTTTAATATTTAAATCTTTAAGTTCATCAGCAGTTACTTTTTTTCCAGCTTCTTCTCCTTTAAATTCTGCAGCTTCTTTATATTTTAATTTTTTACCATTTCTAGTAAACACAGGTTGAGCCTTAGAATCTTTTTGTTTAGCATCCCACATTAACCTATAAATTTCAGCATCAGTTTTACCTGTTACATCAATAGGTTTATTTTCTGATTCTTTAACTGCACCTGTATCTTGATATGTGTTTAATTCACCACCATATGCTCTTACAGGAACTCTTCTAGTATTAAATGGATATACAGGACCGCTACCGGAAATGCTTCTAGTTCTACCTTGGTAGTTATTAGAATTAACACCCATAGACATACCATACTCTGCAGCAGGAATACTATAATCTGTACCAGCCTCATCAGTAAATGGCATATCATAACCACCCATTGTCATTCCATACTGAGCCATTGTAGGTTGAGCTACAGGTTGACCTTGGTTTATATCTTGAGCAGCATCATATTCTGAAAATGATTCATCTGTTTCATCTTCAGCTTGTCTGTTCTGAGATTTTAACTGACCATCAACTTGTTTAGATAAATTTGCTAATTGTTCAGGAATTAAATCTGTTTCTTGAATACCATTAGCTTGCATATAAGGTTTTGCTACAGCAGGGATACCTTGAGGAAATCCTTTAGAAGCTTCAGCCGCTAGAGCTAATGCACCTTTCTTCATGATATAATTTTTAATCATTAACTCAGCAGTTTTAATATCTATATCATCTGAGTTAGGATCTTGAAGTATAGTTCTATACTTCATTATATCATATTGCTTATCTAGATCTGCTGGAGTATAACCTCTGTTTTTTCCAGTTTTACCAAACATTGCAAGTACCTTAGGATCTTTAATGTTCATTCCTCTAAAGTCACTATAGATATAAGTATCATCTGGTAGATTTAAAGGAACACCACCATCTCTATGTCTTGGTCCTACAATGGTTTTGCTCTCAGGCATTCCATCACCATTAAGATCACCAAATACAGTTTCACCACCTTCAGCTTCTAGATTAGCTTCTTCTCTAGGAACAGCCCTGATAGTTTTACTTGGTCTGAGTTGTTTCTCTCCCGTGTAAACATTATAGTCTGCACCACCCATTGCTGGTACATCATTAGCTAATGAATACTTTACTTGGTATCCAGTTCTTGCCATTGGCAATTTTGTTATCCTAACTTTTGGCATAATATAAAAATTAAATATATTCTACTTCACCTCCATTAGCAATAAAATCTGCTAACTCAGCTTCTGTCATTTCTACTTCTTCCCCTTCTGTAAATCCACCTTCTTGCATATATCCACCTTCTTGTCCATAAGAGAATCTACCACTTCTATCTTGACCCATCTGATCAAATCTATATTGACCAAGTTGAGAACCATAGTCTACCCAATCTCCTCTATCTTTATCTGTAGATGTTGCATATAAGTTATCTGCATTAAACTCATTCTCCATCATCTTTCTTTCTTGTTTACCTTGTTGTCTTCTCTCTATCATACCTAATACTCCTTGAGTACCAGCATTGAAAACATTTACAGCAGCTTCACCATCAAATGATCTTTGATTTTTTGCTTTACCTTTTATACCATAATATTCTGGCTCAGTTCCAAGTTGAGGTAAATTTGATTGTTTTACAGTTGCTTCTTCTGTTGAATTTGCTGTAGGAGATGCATTTATTGGTTGTATACGTGTAGGATCAAAACTTTGTGTATTAGTATTAGCTACACCATTATCATATAATGAAGGATTTCTTTGATCAGCATAAGATTCTGATCTACCAAAAGTAGGTCTTCCAAAAGGATTACCTAGATAACCCTCTTGTTCTGTCATATAACTAGTAGGATCAGATTTCTTTTTACTTATCTCTCTTGGATCAGTAATACCACCTGGAAAATATTTACTTAAAGCACCACCATATTGATAACCATATTTTGATTCACCAAGTGTTTCAGTTTGATTATCAGTGTTAGTTGTATTTATAGTTGCAGGTTTAACAGATGGTTGAAATTGTTTTTTTCTAGTATCTTCCTGCATTTTTACAACTTCTTCTTCTTTTTTTAAAGCAGCTAACTCTTCTTTAGATAAAACTTTTTCTGGAGTACGGCCAGGATAAGTTGGAGCTTGATAGATATCAATCCATTCTTTTGGTCTTCTTCCAAACATTGTAGTTTTAGTTGTATATCTAGCAATAGGAGTTTGACCTTGTACTGAACCTGTGTAAGGTGTATTATCTTTTATGTTATAAGGTTGACCTACTTGTTCAGCAGTTTGACCTGTCACACGCCCAATAGGATTCCAAGGTAATAAGGTTCCCCTCAACCCGCCTGCAGTTGTCTTTACTCTTGGGGTATAAGAAACTTTAGCTTTTCTAATTTCATATCCTTCCCAAGGATCCACAACTTTTTTATCTGTATCTTTTTTTTCTGTATCTTTCTTTTCTACTGTTTTTCCATCTTGAGCTTCAGGTAAATAATCTTCTTCATAATACTCAGGATTAACTTCATCATCTCCACCATATACAAATTTATATAATGGATCTTCTCCACCTGTAAAACCACCTACTTGAGCATAGGGTTGTTCAGGAAAGTTATAGTCTTGAGGAGCTTGTTGTTGTCCAGCTAATACTGATGCTACTTTATGTAAGTCAGGATCATTTGAACTTACTAATTTTTTGTATATATCTTCTGTCTTAGCTTTAGTAGTTTGATTTTTAAGTGTATCTAAAAATCCACTTTTTCTTTTTTCTAAAGTATTAGTAGCAGTATCAAATGGATTTCCTTTACCAATATCATTAGATGCATCCGCTCCTTCTCCACCAGCTTGTCTTTTAATAATAGACATTACATTCTTAACAAAGCTTTTCTTAGATGGCATACCACCATGTTTTAAAGATTGTTGAGGTTGTAAAGCATCTATGTTATCCCAAACAATAGGATTATAATCAGGAAGATATGATTCTACACCAGGAAACTGTATTTGTCTTTCCTCTTCTGCACCTTCAGTAGAAATAAGTTCTCCTCCATCTTGATACATATCTGTAGCCCAAGGTTCATTACCTTCTTCTTCAGTACCTTCTTCCTCTTCATCTTCCGCATAGTTCATATTAGACAAGACTTCTTCTTCCTCTTCTTGACTATCACTAACTTGTTCTTCTTCTTCTGGAGCTTCTTGTTCTGCAGCTTGTTCCTCATCTTGTTTATTATAATCAGGATCTAACTCACCAGCATCAATCATTTTATCCATTACCTGACTGATTATACCTTGTGCAATTTCAGGAGATAATCCTTGTTGCATAAGTCCATCATATATCTCTTCTGGAGAATCTTCTCTGCTTAATCTGTTATAAACAAACTGTGCATATTTCAACATCTTATCCTCAGGTCTCTGTACTTGCGCACCTTGCTGAGCCTTTTGTAAAAACTGAGAAGTTTTGTTTATGAATTTACCTTCACCATCTGGAGCTTTGTAAATTCTAACTGTTCTTTTTTCCATAGTAATTGATATATACTAAATATAATAAATTTTATTAATTTTGATAAACCTATAAAGTTTATTCTTCTTCTACAATATAACCTTGTTTTATATAATCATCAATTTCTTTCTGACTCAGTTTAGCAACTACACCACCTTTAGAGAACTCAGGTCTATTTTTATTAAAGTACTGTATTGCAGGTTTCGGAGGTCTAGGATGTAGCTGTGGTTGTACAATACTTCTAATCTTTTCATTAGGTTCAAGTACATTTTTTTGTAAATCCAATACTTCTATTCCATACAAAGGAGTTTTATTCATATCTAAGTAGCCTGTTTCTTTTGGAAACTTTACACCATAAAATCCAGTAACTTTACCACCATGATAATCTTTTTCAGTATCAGAAGTTAACTTACCATATCTATTATATCCTTGTATAATTTCTTCTGGTTTAGTTTTTCCTTTTACTTTAGCTAATGAATCTCCTTCTATAATAGCATCCATCATATTAGTATACATGTTTTTATTTTTACCATGACGGGTATGACCAACATTATCAGGAGTTTTTGTTCCTAAAGTTGATTCTGCCAATGCTTGTGCAATTGCTCTATATGGATTTATACCTCTTAAAACTGCATATTCAGCTAATTTTTCAATTGCATCTACATCATATTCTCCACTTTTTAAATCAACATTAGGTCTTATTTTTTTACCAGTTGTAGCTCTTATTTTTCTTGGATCACTAATATACATTGATCTTGTAGGTTTATCAGATATTTCATTTTCATTAGGTTGATTAAAAAATTCTTCATCAGATAAAGTAGATTCTTCATCTTCTTGAAAAGTAAGTGTATTTTTAATACCACCTTCTTGCATGTATCCACCATATGCTTTTTTGTTTTGATTAAAATCATTATAAACATCATGAATATTAGTACCAATAGAACTTCCTTGTGTAAAAGCTTTACCATATTTTTTTGCGGGGTAGGCAATAGCATTAGGAACTCCTGCATTTATAGCTTTAGTATAAGCTTTTCCCCAAAATTTTCCATGCTTACCTGCTTTACCTACTACAGGTATTAAACCCAAAGCCGCTGATATATAATTTCCTTCAGCAGCATCCATTGCGGATCCTAATACTGCCGCTGGATAAAATCCTACACTAGCTGCATCTACTGCAAGTTTAACATCTTCTTTAGTAAGAGGATTACTTCTTTCTTTAAGTTCTCCTGAGGCTAACATACTTTCTGCCTCTTGTTTACTACCTGGAATTCTAGAAGGTGTAAAAGTAAAAGCAGATGGTTGCTTAGTTGGATTAACTGATATATCTAAATCTTTTTTACCTCCTTTACCAAACTTTTTTATAGTACCTCCATATGCTTTTTTATCTAAATCTTTTTTTGATTTTTCTTTTAATTTATTAAGATGATACTCTAGACCTGCAAATACACTTCCAAATCCTGCAGCTGCCCCTTTAAAAAATTTTTGATTAACTGCCTTGTTCCAATCTTTTAATACATCTATTTGTTTTGTTCCAACAACATTTGGTGTACTTAACATTATTTCATCTACTGCTTCATTTTGTTTCACAATCCCCTTAGGAAAATGTTGAACTTCTTCAACAAGTTTAGTTCCTTTATGATCAAAAAAATTACCAGCATCATCATAATAAATTCTATTCTTTAAATCAAAAGGTTTTCCTCCTGTTAAAGAAGATACTTCAAATTCTTTAAGTTTATCAGGTAAACCTTTCACATTTTTTAAAGGTTGTAAATCCCAAGTATCTGTAAAATCAATAAATTTTTTACCTTTCTCATCTACTCCTTTTGTGATCCATCCATTTCCATGAACACCTCCAAAATTAAATTCATTTTTTATGTCTGTAGTACCAAATGATTTTTTAGGATTATCAATTATATTTTGTAAGTTATATTTACTTAATCTAAAATCATTTATTGCTAATGTACCATCTAAATTTTTTGAAAAAGTATTAAATTCAGGCTCTAAACCATTATATAATTTCCATGCATCATATCTATTTTTAGTAGCATATGTTTTTGGTTTAAATTTTAATGCTTTTGGTGTAAGTAATTCTAAAGGAGCAGCTGCTATAGTAAATGGATCATAACCAATAGGTGTTATACTTTTAGTTACTAATCTTCTTGCTCCAGATTTTAATAAAGCTTTACTAATACCTTTACCAAATGTTTTAGCTAAACCAGCTCCTAAGCTTAATACATCTGTAGGATCTATATCACTTTCTTCTATCATACCTGATTGTGGTATTCTATTCTCAAAAGTTTGATTAGCTTTATTATATTCTAGCTGAGCATCAAATGGTCTAACTTTAAATGGTTCTCCTTCATCTAGTATCCAATAAGGGTTAGCTGCATTAATAGGTTTTTCAGTTCCACCCTCTTGTCTCTGATTTAAAGAAGGAACAGATATATCTTCAACAATATATCCACCTTTTCTATATTCTTCTATTTCATCATCTGTAAGTTCTGCTTCTATATAATTTTTCATCATTGGAGCAACTTCTTTATAGTGCTCTGCAAAATAAGCAGCTTCCTCTGGAGAATTAAATTTCATATCTTCTCTACCTGGTGCTGGATTTTCATTATACTCTAAACGGTTTCCTCCTTTATCTTGTAAGAATGGAACAACATACTCTCCCATACTTGCCATGTAATGAGTACCTTCACCTTCAGGTGTCATTCCTTTTTTAGGATTAGGACTCACCATTCTTTGAGCAGCTGGATTACCAAAATGAGCAGCAGTTGCAATTCTACCTTTCATCATACCTGTCATACCACCATCTTGTTTAGCAGGTAGTTTACTGTTTATAAATTTTTTTAATTTATCTGCTTCTTGATCTGTAAGTTTATTTTTATTATCATTAGTATTTTGTATTAATTTAGATAATGATTTTTTCTCAGGTACTTCCATAACACCTCTTTGATCTTTAACTTTATTTACATAATCTATATCATTATTTTTTAAGTAATAATCTACATATTCTTTTGTTAAAGCTTTTCCTGGAGCATTATGCATTAAAGTAGTAAGATCAACTAATTCATCTTCTGATAAATCAGGATATTTATTTTTTAATATACTATAGTTATCAATAGCTAAATACATAGAAGATAAAAACTCATTTTCTTTTGTATCAAAGTTTGAACCTAATAATTTACCTCTTTCTGAAAGTTCTTTTTGTTGAAAAACACCTTTACTTTTTGGACTATTATAAAACAAATAGTTTTTAGCTTCTTTACTAAGTTTACTATTGCTACTTAAATGTTTTTTAAAATCATCAATAGTTTTATATTGAGTTTTAACATTATTAGCATTTTTTTGCCAATAGTCTTTTATCCAATCATCATTTGATGATGTTGCTTCTTTTAGTTTTCTTGCTGTAGGAAGTAAGTTTTCAGGAACAATATTTTTCATACCTAAATCTTCACCTAATTTACTTTCTTGTTCTGCTATACCTATTTGATTATGAAATAATTTATTTAAAACAGAAGGTGGCATGTTTGCTGTTTTACCTAACTTGTTATAATTGTTTTTGTAATAGTTTAATAATTCTTTTCTTTTACCAGAACTTTCTACAATTTTTTTATTAAACTTATCATCAAAGGTTTCTTGTTTGAGAACTATTTCAGGTTTTTCATTATACATATTAGCATAACTATTTTTCCCAAATATGATATCTTGCTTTGTTCTTTTTTCTTTTTCTCTTTTTTCTACTGCTTCTGGATCATATCTATTTACAATAAGTCCATCATATGTATTATAGCCATCTAAATAATGTTTAAATAAAGTTTCTTCTTTTATATCATTACCATCATCATCTTTACTTATAAGAAATTTATCTGTACCTTCATTATGACCAACTACATATCTGGTAATGTTATTTTCATCAACATATTTATTTAAAATTACTTTAGCATGTTGCGGAATAAGATCATCTTTATTAACTGGAGTTAATGAACTACCTGGTTTAAATCTTCCTGCAGAAGCTGCATTTGCTTTTGTTCTTGCATATTGTACAATATCACCTATTTCAAAACCTTCAATTTTTGGATCTACCTCATAATAGCCTTCTTTTTTTCTAGCATCATTAAAAGTCATGTTACCAATATACTCACTATCAAACTTTTTAGCACCAGAACCTTCTATAACTGTACACACACCATGTATACAATTCATTTCTCCTTCTCTTGTAGCTTTTGTATAAGGAGTAACATTGTTTACAGATTGTAAATATGTTTTATAATTATTCTTTATTGTATTTTGATATTGTTCTTTTGGGCTTATTGATGGTTTACTTGGTGCTGTTGTAGATTCTGTATCACCACCTTCATCAAATTTTCTAATACCACCATTTTGAAAATGTTTAGACTTAGGATCAAATAACTTATGTTTATAATTCTTAAACAAAGGATTCTTCTTCATTAACTTATTAGTTCCTGAAAGACTCTTTGTAGTTCCTCTTTTTAATCCTCCTCCTTTTTTCATCTGAGGAAATTCATCTACATAGTCAGCTCCAGGAAATGTATACTCAGCACCAGGTACCATCATTTGTTTTTGACCAGTACTTGCTACTGCCATAACAGGATAATTAACTCCCTGCATAGTAATATCACTACCAGGGATTCTAGTTGGTTGGCCAGGATATTTCCACTGACCCATAGGATCAGTGATTATATCTTTTTGTTTCTTAGGAGCTTTAGCTTTATCTAATTCTCTTGTAGCTTTTATGAGTTCTTTTCTATTTCCCATTATCTGAAGGATATTTCATTTTTACTATTACTAACTTTCAATATAAAGTTGATGTCATTAGATACATTTCTTTTCAAATTTAAGAAATTCAAGTAATGTCTGAATTTTTTTCTTTGAAGGTCTGACTTATTATAACTTAAGTTATTAGGATTTAATATTCTAGTATAACCATCAGGAGCGGTAATCCATGTATTCTGAGATTCATAATTACCATTCAATACTGTTGTACCAGGAATAACAGGTCCAGTAGGAGGATAGTTAGAACCAATTGGAAACTCACCTCTATTTTTAGTTATATCCCAAAATTGATTAAACCTGAATTTATTCTCTTCTTTAGAAAAGAGTATATCAAATGAAGAATTGTTAGCATTTAGTTTAGGATACTGTCTACTTAAGTTTATATCATTCTTAGGATATATATTTAAGTTTAAGTAACCAGATACTTGCTCTGAGTTATAAATAACAGCTGTATCAAAGTTAAAGTCTAATACATGATGTTGATCTACACAGTTATGGTTTGATCTTCTATATGCTTCAAGTATGTATTCTATTGATCTAGTAGTCATTACATTTTGACCAGTAACAATTGGAATCTCTATTTCACATGCATAATCTGTACCATAGTAGTTACAGAATTTAGTACATGACCAATTATGTCTCCAACCTCCATTTTTCTTAGTGGAAATAAATACATCTTTTGTTGGAATTAATAAATCTGGATGCCAGTCATGGAAACTAATCCAGAACTGATTTTTAGGATCATAACTAATTGTCCAAGATGCATCATCAAATAAAAATGGATTACCTATTCTGAACTGAGCTGAGTTTCCATCTAATAAGAAATAATCTCCTGTACCATTTAGATTTAAAGGAACATAAGTTACTCTTCCTTCATATTCTGATTTAAGTTTATAATCTTTCTTAGCAAAGTATAATACTCCATTGGTATTATCATATACAGATTGACATCCTATACCAGCAACTGGATTATCCTGATAAGGATAATTTGGAAAATCTTCAGTTAATTTATATGGTAAGAATAAAGTAAACCACCACTTCATACCATTCTGAGATATTTCTTGTAAACCATCTCCAAAACTAAATACTTTACCAGCACTTTGAGACATATAATATATACCTACTGGTGTAGATATAACAGACAGTCTATTTTGTGATGCTCCATACTCATATGCTTTATCAGCATTAGTGATTGCTTGTTGAGGTTGACTAAATAATCCACCATCTCCAATTGTAATCTTGGTACCTAAATCAGTTTGTAAAGTATCAACACCTTGATACATTACAGGACTATCATTTTTAAAAGTAAAGATAACCCCACTTTTATTAATAGCTTTTACACCACTGATTTGTGATAAAAACTGGTTATAGTTATTTGCTAAATATATAAACCAACTATCTTTTACTGATTCATTTTGTTGAGGTAATGAATATATTACTCTGTTAGGATAATAAGTAAAACATAATGCAGCTACATTAGGATCATAATATCTACTTTGTGTAAGACCTGCAGAAAAATATTGGTTATATAACTTAGATACACTTAATGAGTAATCATATATGTATGCACTGTTTCTACCCATTACTAATGGGTTCATATCAAACATTGCAAAGTAATCAGTGTATCTATATGGATCATAATGCTTTTCTCCAATAGTTTCACCTTGTTGACTAAAGTCTACAATAACATCACTCTCTACAAAGAAATCTCTTATAGATGAATTAGCTAAATAAAAGAAAGCCTTTTTAACAGAAAATAATCCGTCATAAGTTCCTAATAGAATTGCTAATGCCTCTGGATTTCCTAATGTATCATTATTATAATTATAAAATCTAATACTATCAAAGTAATAATCAAGATTATAAAAAATAGAAGGTAATGCTCCAGTACCAGGACTAGGACTTGCACTAAAAGAAATTAAACTTGCTAAATTTTGAACATCATACAAAGTACTATTGAGCCTAAACCTAGGATTAGGAATCATATTTCTTAAATAGTAGTTATATTCAAACCCATCAGGTTGATCATACAACCAATCATAAAAGAACATCATATTGTTCTTTTCAGTATATCTATTTATATAAGTATCTCCTCCAAATAATATAGGAGTTCTTTGTATTGTTTTGTATAAATACGGTTTGGTTAAACAAATAGTTGGTCCTGTAGGAACTATTTCATTAGTATTAAATGTTTGTTCACAAGGAGTAATTACAATTTGTTTAATTGAGTCTAGTTGACCATATTGATTTCTTACTCTACCTTTTAAAGCTCCATAATGACTTTGAATTGGTAAACTAAAAGGTAATGTAGGTCTTTCAAATGTAGGTAATGTACCTGGTAAAAAATATGATTGATTACCTTGAACAACACCACCGAGTGTAGTTAAAGATTTATCATCTGGTAATAAATATGGACCTGTAGTTACACCATTAGGTTTACTTGCATCTTTATAAGGACCACTTACTGTTCTTACTACAACTGAAGCAGATCTTTTAAGATTGTTAATATTATAAGATACATATGCACCAGAACTATTTTGATATCTACTAACTTCTTGTATGTTATCTCTTAAGTAAAAACTATCTTCAATTTTAAATCTTCTAAGATTATTAATTGAAGGAGGAGTCATTGTTCCATAATAACCATATGCTATTTGTTGTAATGCATATTGTTTATAAGAAGTAGAAGCATATAGTATTCTTAATGCTATATCGGCTCCTTCAGAAAAATAAAACAAAGCTTGATTTAGTCCTCCTAATATTTTTAAGGGCCCTGGTAAATAAGCATAGTCAGGTAACTCAATTGTACCTGTTCTAATAATAGGCGCATTAACTTGAGCAATAGAAGTAGCATTTAATGCAGTTACTATAAGTCCTTCAGCAACGTCTACTGTAGTTGGTAAACTTAAAAGACTTAGTCCAATATCCGCAATAGCTGCACCTGATGAATAATAGTTATTAAAAAATGTATTGTATAATGTTATTGGAGAAGTTAAAGGTGTTGGTAAAGTTTGCAGACCTGTAGCTGCAGTTACATATGCTCCATAAGCAACAGCTAAACCATCAGATACACCTGTAGCAGGAATAATGCTAGGTGTTGAATCCGTTCTTTTACCTACCATAGATACAATTGCTTCAGCAATACCTAGTAAAAGCATTGGTTTTATTGCATCATCAGCTAGTAATTTAAATCTAGGATGTTGACTTGGTTCTTGAAACTGTTGATTACTATAACCAGATAATACTCCATACAACTTAAATTCTTGTGTAGAAAGAAATGGAGTACGGAACATAGTATCAGGAGAATGGAAAGTAAATATATCTTCCGGTATCTCTTGACTATAGTAATTATCATCAGCATCTCTTAACTGTATGTAAGGATCATTAACTCCTGCAGCATGACCATTTAATGGACTTGTTATAGGTGTAATAGTGTTGAATGGATAATTAGCATACAGTCCTGTACGGTTAGTTCCTATTGCTCCTCTTAACTTATAGGTTCTAAAGTTGTTAACCATTCCTTTGGCAATAATTGTTTTATTACCTTCTCTAGAACCTCTTAATATTTCATAACCAACAAGACCTGGAATATCAACACCATCATTATCTTTTGGTAATATAATATTCTCAAAGTATACACCTAATAACCTTATAGTATATTGACTACCTACTGTAGCAGGATTAGGATTAGATGCAAAATGAGTTACATTAGTATTAGTACTTCCATTGATATAATCTTCAGGAAACTTATGATGTCTAATATTTTTACCACATAGATCATATACACCAGTTTTACCAGCAGGAGTTGTCCAGCAGTAATAACTTGGATTCCATATATCAGCTCTATTATCTGGATATTTTTCAGATGACTGCCAGTAACCCATATCTCCTACAGCAAGTACAGTACCTCCATCATCAGTAGTAGTACCAACATATGAGCCAGTTGTTACGCTAGCAGTATTAAATACTTCAAATGTTTTATCATCAGTAGTTAATGAATCTTGTGCATATATTGTTGCAGTTTCATTTATTGTTCCGCTACCAGGAATATTAAAATCTCTAGGAACTCTACCTGGAATATGGTAAGAAGGAGATTTATCTCCTGTGTCATATACCCAGCGGATGAAAAATGCATACACCTCATCTCTCAAGTAATTAGTTTTGTTACCACCTTTCATGTAATAATCACCAGGATATTCTACTGAAGCCCACTTAGCTTGAATTAAATTAGCTAATGGTTGATAGTTAAAATCAAATTTAGATGTTGGACCAACTCTTAACAAATAACTATTAAGTTGAGCCATTTGATCAGATTTCTCATATACAGGAGTAACAATAGGTAATTGTTCTAATGGTACAGTTATGTTTGAAGGATTAATTTGATCAATAGATATTCTTGTTGTCTTAGTTGAATAATTACCTATTCTTTTTGCTACAGTACCTTGATTTATATTCTGAACTATTACTAATTCAAATTCATCAAAGTTATCTGAATCTGCATGTACATCAAGATCTAATGAACCAGCTAAATCATTTACATAAAATACTGGTTGGTTATTACTTTGAGAAAAATAATCTGTAACTCTTTGACCATCAATCAAATATGCAATAACTGCAAAGTAAGTACCATTAGCTAATGTACCACCTTGAACACCAAGTTTAAGATTTAAACATGGAGTTTCCATTAATCTTGCAATTCTTATTCTAGTGCAATCAAGAGTATTAAGATTTGTACAAGTTATACAACCTATAGGAGTATAATTAAGTTTAGGAACAACTATTTCATTTTCATCTGTACATTTTTGATTCCATTGTACACCTGGCCAAAGTATTTTGCTTCCAGCAGGTCCTATGTAATAATTACCATTTAAACCAGTACCTCCATTAAAAATATAATTACTAGGAGGCCAAGATTTTGGATCACCAATATTTAAATATCTATCAGGATTTAATCCATCTGCCCAATACACTTGCCATGAACAATCTGATTTTAGTCTTGCTGCACCAGATATTAAAAATCTTTTATCAAATGCTAAACATGGATCTTGTACAATTGGTCTGTATAAACATAACTCTTCTTCAAATAAACCTATCTCAGCTGAAATAGGTCTACCTTGAGAATCATGACCAGCAGTAAACACAATCCATTTATCAGAAAATAAATATATTACTCCTATAACTAATTTCTCAGTTACAGTAAGTGGCATAGTTAAACCTGTAGTAAAGCAAATATAGTTTGCAGACTCATTAGATATAGATCCAACTTTACCTATTTTAGAGTTATTAACCATGTTGATAGCATGGGTCCACATTCCTTCTGTTACATATGATGGATCAGCATCTTTGTTAAGACCTTTTATAAAACTGTTTGTGATTGCTTTAGAAGTATCTTGTAAATTTTTCTTTGCCATAATTAAAGAACTCTAGTGTTGAAATTCAATCTTGTATAATTGCCAGATGAATATGATTTAAACATATCATAGTATTTAGAGTATTGAGCTCTTCTGTTTGTCCACCACATTTGTTCTAGCTCTTTAAAGTTTGGTGTATTTACTAAACTTAAAGCATTGTTTCTAGCTTCTTTTAATTCAGGAGCTATCAGTTGTATTCTTTGTGCTACATCTTCACCATTAAGATAAAGATTTTCTAGTATTCTTTTCTTAAATGCATACTCATAATAGTCATTTAGTCTTGGATGATCAGGTACCATTAAACTACCAGTTTCATCTGTCATCTCTCCTTGGTAATTGATATATACTGTACCAGTTTGAAATGTTGTAAATAAGAATCCATTTTTTATCCAACCTTCATCAGATACATTGTAATATAGATTAGGACATTCACAATCTATTTCTTGACTAGCTTTCATTCTTAGTGGAACTAATGCTCTATAGCTTCTGGTTAAACCAGATTTAACTACTTGGATCAATTCATACTTATCTCCTTTACAGTTCATAAATACTCTTGGAGCAATACAAGTATTACCAAAAGGATTATTAGGATCTACAGAGGTAGGTATAGGATCTACTATAGGATGATTAAGATCACAAGCTGCGGTATTATTGCAAGGATTAGAATTACAAGTCCTACAATTTACAGTTGGAGCAGCACACATATCAACTGATCCCGGAACTTCATTGTATCTTACAGCAGGATATGGTACTTCTTGTATATTAGTACCACCAACCATACCATCATAACCAACATGTTCTGTTCTCTCATGACAAGTCATACCAAAGTTCCAAACATAAAAATCATCAGGTAATTTTACTCTACCATGACAAACTTCAAGAACTTCTTCTTTAGTTTGATTTATTCTTAGACCTAAATCATAATTTATTTTTCTAGCTAACTTGATAAGCTGTTGAGGCTCTATCATATTCTCTAAAGCAAAAGTATGTAGATCAATAGTAACATCTTCCAGCAACTGGTCAAATGTTCTATATTTAAGTGTATAGTTAAAGTCCATTATCTTAATGAGTTTTGACCATCATCAGAACCATCAGATGGAACTTGCATAGTCATGGTTAATTCTTTTATTACAAACTGTTCAATTTCAGAAAATAAATATTCTGGAAAAGGTAATGGTTGATCTTGTCTAATTTTACAGTCATCTTGTGTAACACAAGTTTGACCAGAAGTATCACCTTCAAATATTGCTTCAACTTTTATAGCATCCCAATCTACATTAGGACAATATAAATAACCATCTAAGAACCAAAAGTATTGTCTTTTGTTATATTTGTATGTAGTTGATTTTGTAATTGAAACCCATGTACCAGGTTCTGTACGGAACATTTCTGTCATACCATCTATTGATGATACTGTACGGATAATAGGACCAAATGATCCACTTAATATATTTGGAATTTTTTCTTTTGATCTTTTGAAATAACATCCAGAGTATACACCAACGCATCCTGCCTGTACTCTATCTACATCAATTAACTCTACATATGGTAAAACAGAAAATATTGAACTTATCTTCATAAGTTTATATTGGTTATCTTCTCTTTTTAATAGAGTTTGACCATATTTATATAAAGAATAATAAATAGTTCTGTCAGTTAAGAAAGCATCTTCCTTAACTGCTTTTAGTGTATTTCTAACTCTTGATACTGCTTCACCTATTGTTGTCATAATTCAAACTCATTATAATTTTTTAAAGCTTCCTTAGTTTGTTTGATTCTATAGTCTTTATATAAAGCTTTATTATAGATTAATTTTAATTCTTGTAAGTTGTCAACTGCTACATACATGTTCCAATTTTCAGGATATGTTTTAGCTACTGTTCTTTTAAAATCTCTACATGCTACAAAAGACCAGAATTCTCTATTTTTAATTTTATGTTTTGGTGCATAAGTTGTAAAAAATATCTTGGCCAGTTTTCCATCTGTAGCCCAATTATTATTTGAAACTCTCATACCATATGTCCGGGATTTTGCAAAGTCAGTATTCTGTTTTTTACTTTGTTGACAAGTCCCAATAAATAACCATCCAATTTGTTCAGGTAACTGTACACCATCTCTTGTATCTATTACTGTCTGATATACCATCTTGTTAAATGTCTTTGCATAATTCTTTAAAATTTTGTTTCCAATGTTCTTATACTTTGGATATTTTATTTTAAATTTTTCAAAGAACTCTTTGTTTAAAATGTTATAAACTTCAGGTCTAAATCTTGGTGCAGTTACATCTGGTTTTTTAAATTCTTTCATAATAATATACTAAAAATATATGACTTTAACAAATATACCATAAAAACAAAACCCCCACAAGTGCGGGGGCTCTGCCGTTGTTGCTACAGTAACCAACAAACTGCAACTAACTAACTAAGACGGTATATTAAAGGTTGGAAAAGTATCATTATTTATTAATTTAAATAATACTTTAAGTGCATGCATTTGACTTTCTAATTTAGTTCTATATTCTTCATATAGTGCTCTTGTAACTGTAGGGTATAAATCATAATCAGTTACCCAACTAACAGGTACACTTGTACCGTCTGGTAATGGTTTATTTATAAAATTAGTGGAAGTACCATAAAATTTATATGGATCTTGTTGTAATGAGTTCCAAAATAACATTGATATTTTACGGAAGTCAAAAGATTTTTCCCACCAACCTGTTGGTCCATAATAAGCATCTTCTATAATAGCAATCCCTGCTGTTGTAAAACAGTTAGGTGGAATTTGATCATCTCCATCATAAGATAATCTCATAGCAAAAGCTGCTTGAAAAAAAGCATTTGCTGCTGCATTATGAGTGTCTCTTTCTTGAGTAAATGCTTGTTTTGCTACAAACCAAGCATTAGCTGTTATAGGCTCTGAATATAAAGGATTGCAATTTCCAATAAAACCATTATTATAATAATCAGCAATTAAATTTAAACTTCCTGCCATATTTAATTTTTTATATAATTTCTTTTCTTAATCTATGGCATGGAGCATAATCAGCGGCCCATGTAAAAGGTCTCATAGATCTTATTACAGCATCAGTTGCTGCTTTTAATACTGCAATTTGATATTCTTTAGTATTTCCAACTTTAGTAAAATATGCTGTATATAAATCTTGACTCCAAGCAGTTAAGGTTGGATCCCATAAATATTTAATATTTGTGTTTAAATCTTTAATAGCATCTCCAGGTTGTGCTGTAACAGGTAATAAACCAACATTAGCAACAGCAGTTAACCAAGTTATATTAACTACAGTGGGAAGTCTATCTGCAACACTGTCTCCACCTAATAAAAGATCTGGTGTTGTCCATCCAACATAAGTAGATGCAGGACAGGCATATGATATATTTACAGTTTTTAATCCTCCTTTATAAAATACTAATTGATCACCTAATTCTCCTGGTTCATATATTGTATAATCTATAGGATCATTATTAGGGAGACCATAATACTCAGCATTTAAATTAGAATAAGTATAATAATTAAATGTATCTCTAGCTGTTTCAAACTCAGTTTCTTCCATATCATAAGTTTCAGAATCTGGACATATCATAGTTGTTAACTCTTCACATGTTGGCATTTGTGTTACATCATCCATAAAATCAATACCACCATAAGGTATAGGAAAAAATTCAACACCCTGTCCACCTGCATATGGAGGTAAAGCCGGTTGTAGTCTAGTAAATATTGGATAACATGGACTAGCATATGTATAATATACAGATTCTTTACATCCAGCAGCATCAGTAACATCTAATCTTATACTAGATATTTTAACTGTTTCTTCTCCATTTTGTAAACCATTTGCACCTATACACTCTAAATTTAAATCAGCAGCATTAGTTACTCCAATTATAGTGTGACCTACAAATGGTCCTTGTACTATACTCCAACTATATGTATAAGGAGCTGTTCCTCCTACTATATTAGATTCTAATATAGGAAAATACTCAGATTGACTAGTTATAGTAACTTGTATATTACATAGAGGTGCACTATTACAAGCAAGATCTGCTATAGCAATTAACGCATCAGATACTCTATCTCCAGTAGCTACAATAATTTCATCATCACATGTAATGTTAGTTCCTGTATATTCTATACAACCTGCATTAAATATCTCTGAGCAATTTTCAGGCTGAGGACATCCTTGAGGTTCTGGACATGGTGCTGGAGTTAAGAACTTATCTTGACACCCGCACTTTTTACAATTTGTATTTGCCATAATTTTTTATAAAAAAGTTCCTATAGTTTGAATATAAAAGAAAGTATCTCTATATACATTACCAGCTGCATCTGTTACTTTTAATTTTAATAATGTCATCATTCTCCAAGATTTAGTTGATGCTGTACCAGCTGTATCTGCAAGAACAGCAGAATGACCGTTTGTTGCTACAGAAACTAAATTAACATAAGAAAGATTTGTAGCACCTGAGAATGTAAAATCTTCAGCATTATCTGCAAAACTCCATTCATATGTTACAGGACCTGTTATATTTACTAATGTACTTTGAACTCTACCTGGTATTTCACTATCAAATAGTTGAACATATTTATTTGCAACAGGTATTGTTGGGTTACATGCTAAGTCAGCTATTGAATTTAATGCTGTTGCAAGATCTGTATTAGTAGGTACAATTGTTTCCTCACCACAAGTTATACTAGTTCCAGTGTATTGAACACACTGTGCATCAAATAGCTCAGAACATGGTTCTGGTTCTGGACATCCAATAGGATCTGGGCAAGGAGCAGGTGTTAAGAATTTATCTTCACATCCACATTTTTTACAAGTACTCATACTAGTTCAACTTTTTTAATTCTGTTATACATGTAACTATTAATATCTTCAATAGTTGTGTAATTATTCTTTACTACTTCTCTTCTTACCTCAGTAACATATTTTTCAAAATAATTAGTATCTGTTACTTCTAAGTATCTTGGTCTTATTACCACATTAGATGGTACTCTATGTTTCTTTAACAGTTGTTTTAATTTAGCAATAGATAATCTATCAGCAGTCTTTTCTAAATACAATAACTTATCTACAGCTTTATCTAAACTAATATTAGATTTATATACTTCTAATGCTACATCCTTACCATATTTCTTATACTGATACTGATGTACCACTTCATGCATTACTATATAAAGAACATATTCAAACTGTAACTTTAATAATTTGTATCCTAAGATACATTCATCATAATTTGATAATCCTAAGGCCTTAGATGACATATCTTCAAACCTTATAGTAGTACAACCAGAATTTATAATAAAGCTCTCTAAATCCTTTATTAAGCCTTTTGGTAAAAAAGGTTTAGATTCAGTAATATTATTTATAAACTCTGATAAACCTTTCATATTAGAAATAATTTATAAAGTCATCATCATCCAATATTTTCATCAAGTCTTTAAATCCACACATCATTAAATTAAATGCAGTAATCATATCATCATAAAAGGCCTGATTAAATTGAATAGTAGGATCTCCTTGAATATCAATTAAATGATCTAGTAATGCATTTACTTTAGCTCTATGATCAAAATATAAATTATAAAAATTATTAAATCCTGCTGGTGTATATTTATTTGGTACAGCTAAACCTGTATCTACAATTGGTCCTGGTGAACATACAGCATTATTACATGGTAAATTTGTAACACCGTAGTTATCATCACCTAACACAGCACCAGCTACTCCAATATAATCAATTAAAGCATTTCTAAAAGCATCACCAACAGCTCTAAAAACACTAGCTGCATCACTCAAATCACAAAAATTATATCCAGGACATTCCATATCAAATACTTCCCATGCTGGATTAGCACCTGTTCCCATGTACCCACAAAGACAATAATCTTCTATATCAAATAACATATATTATACATTTTAAATTTATGAACATGGTGCTTCAATTGTTTTTTTCTTTAACAAATGAAATGGTATATAATTATTAGAATAAAGATAAACTCCCCATGCTTGAAATAGACCTATTTTTTTTCCATAGTTTGCATTAAATGTACTCATCCTTATTATCTGAATAGGATCAAAATATGTATTATAAAAAGTTGTTGACCAAGATAATGTACTCTGATCCCATGCATAAGCTACAGGAGTAGGATCTACAACATATATAGCTTGTCCTGGTGAACCAAAAGGTGGTAAGTCACCAATACTTGTTACAGATGGTAAAAATGTAAAATTATATACTGAAGGCATTACATCATCAGGACTTAATAAAGTAACTGGATCAGGTACTGTCCATTCAGGATATGTACTTGCTGGACACCATGCTGATATGTTTACTTTTTTTAATGTACAAACATATGGCATATATATACTAGTTTGGCCATCTGCATAGTTTAATACATATGGAGCAGGTAGACCAACTAATGTAGCTTGAAAATTTTGACCTTGACGGCTAAGAAAAGTATCTCTATTAACTCTCCAAGTTAAATAATTTGCCTGATATACAGGATCCTCACAAGGATATGAGTCTAATAAGTTACAAGAAGGAACATCAGTTACTCTATCATTTAACATAACAGGAAGAGCTACTTCTACAAGTAACTTTGTACTACTACAATATACAGCACTAGATTCACATGAAGTAAGTAAAGTTTCATAACAACAGTTAATCTGCTTCCAGGTTCCTTCATTGTAATATCTTACATCACAATTATCAGGATCAACTAACTTCCAGTTTCCTGATGTATCTCTTACATGATAGCCGCAACCACAAATACTTCTCCAATTGGTTCCGTCAAATACTCTATATCTTTCCATATAAGTTAATTAATTAAGGACAAACTCTAATCCAGATATCTCCTGCTTTTAATGTTAAAGCTCCTGGTAAGGCATTTACTCCAAATCCTGGTACTAATGCATAATCAGTAGCTAAATTAGTATTAGTTGGTCCAGGAGCTCCGTAGCTTCCTCCAACAAATACTGCTACCCCTCTACCATCTTTTCCAAATGTAGTTGATGTAGATAAAAAAGTATATATGTCACAAACAGATAACCACAAATTATTTACAGTATCACTTAATGTAAACGGTGAAGTTATCCAACTTGGATATGCTGTTGACATTGCATTAGGTGAATCAGCTAAAGATATATCTGTACTTGATATACATGCAGAAGCTGCTGCTGCTAAAATATCTACCGGTTGACCAAGAGCTGATAATAAAGAACAATAACCATGATCTCCATTATTAACTAATGCAGCTAAGACATCATTAATAGGATATACATTTCCACCAATAATTGTAGCATTATCTAATGTACAATTTACTAGTATACTTGGTATTATAGATACTGGAGCTGGTGTATTTTCTAAATTGGTAACTCTGATATCTAATTCATTTACTGCAGTTGTAAGAACATTAATCTGAGAAAAAATTTCACATATTCTATTTCCTATTTGATTAACATATTCTGTTAACTGCATAGTAGTTTGACTTCCTACTACAAAACAAGGAGCAACATTTACTACACAATCAGGACAGTTTCCAGTAGTAGCAATACCAGATGGTACAACAGGTAGACCTTCTGATTCACAGATTTTTTCAATTAAGAATTGAATCAATGCTTTAAAATCTGAAGGAGGACATACTTGTAAATTAAAACAACTTAAACTATCTAAATAATTGCTAATTTTTAGTTGTTCCATTATTGTACATAATTCTGTAGCTAATTTAGCTATCACATCTGAAACAGTATCTCCTGTACAAAGATTAATACATACTAAATCCGGTCCTTGCCAAATAACACAGTTACTTGAGGTTGGACTACATGGACTATTATCTAAATTTAAAGGTTTCATATCTTTACTTATATTATATAATATACAAAATATTCTTAAGAATTACAACTTGAACATCCACAAGTTGATGGTGCACAACAAGGATTAACAACTGTACATATATAGTTACTATCTTCTAATGCTGCTAAATCAATTAATTCTTTTTTAATTAACCATTTATCATCTTCTTCAGGACAACAGTTACTTATACCATATCTTTGTTGAAGAACAGTTTTGTATAGTATTTCTGATGCTCTACAAGTTATGTTTTCAAATTGTTCTGGATTACATGAAGGAGTAGTATAACCTGGTCTAACTTGTCTTCCAGTTGGATCTGGTGGACATATTTTAGTTTGTTCATTATCTATACAATCTCCAAACTCTTCTAAGTTATCTGTAGTAGGATATCTTGTAATCCATCTTCCTACACAAAACTTTTTCTTAGTTTCTTTTGGATCCAGTGAAAAGTTTTGTACACTACCTGAACAATCAATATATATATATGCTCTTATACCAGTAGCATAATTAGTAATTCTTGTACATGTACATGTTTCAATTACACTACAAGTAATACAATTAGTAAATGATGCTGCTACAGTTATATTAGTTGCATTTAAATGTTCTGTAGTAACTTCAACTGTCCAACATGTAGGACAATCATTTATTTTAATTACTTTATCTAAGAAAGATGATAAATTAAAATATGTATAAATAGGATCAAGTTCACCTTCACAGTCTGTAAGTTTATAATAAGTTCTTGAACACTCATAACAGTTTTCAAAAGAATTTAATATATCTACAACTTGAGGGTCTGCAGGTGGTGTATAATCTATTAATGTTACATTCCAACAAAAACTTTCTTCAACACCGCATTCTATTTGTACTGTTTTACCTACATGTGTACTTAAATTTGGTTGTACACTATATATTATATTACTAGGATTTAAACAGTTAGTTAACTTATATGCAATTGTTGGTAAACAGTCTTCACAACTTTGTTTTACTAATTGTAATGTTACACTTATTGCGCAATCACAAGTTACTGCTTCTGAAACTTGCCAGCATCCATTAAATCCAGCTAATGTAACTGTTTGACCAAATGCATATGCAGATAATAAACTTTGTGAATTAGAAATTTTAGTTTCTTCAGTTTCACAGTTAGTTAGTAAAAAACATAATGGAGGACAACCAGTTTCTCCACATTCTCCTTCATCTATTACTATATAGTTGTTTACACTTCCTGAAACTCTAGGATAGATTAATGAACATATTCTAGCAGGAGCAGAAACAGTACTTAAGGTTCCTTCATCATTAACATAAGTAACTGTACCAAATCCACCTATTGTATAACATTTTAAATCACATGAGCATTCTGATTCTGCTATTTCAACAGTTTCTGGATTTTGACATGGATTAGTTAATGATACATACCAGCATCCTGGTATGTCAACTAAAGTAACAAAATCTCCTACTCTTGAACTAAAATCTGTATTAGATGCATATATTTCTGACTGATCAAAACAGTTATATAATCTATAACATGGTGTAGTATATAATTCTGATTCTGTTACTTCATACAACATATAAGTAAGTTATTTATTTGTAAATCTATTCTTTCCCCAAATAGTTTTTGATACAGTATTTAAAAGTTCTGTACCTTGTTTATCTTTTTTTAATGATTGCTCATATCCTTTAACACAGGAAGAACAACATTGAACACCATTGCTTGCTGTCCTTCTTTGACATCCGCAAGACATTCTACCTTTGCAATTTGAACATGTTGACATAGTTGTTGGTTTTTAAGTTTAACAATTTGAACACTCAAATTTACTTAAAAGTTTCATTGCATAGTTATATAAACTCATACCTTTTTGAGGCTCATGACAAAATTCTACTTTTGCTTTTGCAGCATCAAGATACATTCTTATCATTCTTAAGCTTTCTAACTTTTCTTTTATTTTGTAAGGAGGATCACAAGCAGCAACATCAACATCACATAATATTTTATTATATCTGATCAGGGCTTTAGTGATTCTCATATAGTTATATTCTACATATACTTGAGTATTTGGAGATACACTGTATTTAACAATGTAAATTCCATCTGGTATATCATAGTAAGATGTTCCACAATTTGTTGACTGTAAACCTAAATCACAAGCTGTGATTGTAATATGGCCGTAATCAACAAAATCTGTCATCCTGGTACCAGCTATTTCTACACTAGTTGTAAAACCTGGAGCAGTTATAGATAATGTTGGACATACAATTGGTATACTAGGAGAACTTGTTTGATAAACACTTGTATCTAATATCTTTAAAATACAAGAATTTAATACAGTAGGTATCTCTAAACTTAATACATGATTTGCCATATCTATTTAAATAAAAAAGGAGAGAAGAGTTTGAAACTCTCACTCTCCTTTATAGTTATTTTTAAAGTATTATTAAAGTATTGCTGCTGCAATTGGAACTACTGGCTCACATTCAGTAACACAATCAAATGTTTCTAAACCACCACAGAATGAATTACAACCCTCTAACCATCCAAGAACAAAAGTTGTGAAAGCTAAACCGTCACCACTTTCTGGAGTAACATCACTTGCAACAATAACTTCTAATAAATATTGATCATTATCAAAAGTACTAGTTGGGTTATTGAAACGAGGTACATTATGTTGAATGTAGAACTTGTTATAACTTGCATTTCTACTGATAGCTTCTAGGATTTGGTTACCTTGAGTAATCTCCCTGATCCTGAAATCAGAATGGAAGAAGTTTTGGTTGTAACGCTCAGAAAGAATAACATCTCTCAAAACAGTTTCACCTAAACCAGTAGCTTGTCTACCTTGACACTCAGTAACAACACATATACCATTGAATGCACATGGGTCACCATTTAAATCTGTTTCAGAAGCATAAAGTCTTACAGGTTCTTTTTCATAGAAATCAGATACTTGGAAAGTACAATCTCCAAATTTAGTATCTACATAAGCACCAAATAATACTAGACCAGCATATTCACCTACTGTGTGACCAGCAGATACATAATAATCCCAAGTACCACCAATAGTGTAACCTACAGGAGCAACATATCCAGCAGTATTAGTACCTGGTTTATACCATAATGAATTATCTTCAGCAACAACAACTGGTAATACAAATGGAGAGATTAATGGAGAGTTAACAATTTGAGAAGCCCAATCAATCATTACCAAAGTACTATCAACAGGAACTGGAACAATAGTTCCTTCTGGACAACATCCAGTGTAAGCACTAACTGTTAAGTAAGCATTGTGATTTAAGAATCTTAATGCAGGAGAACCTTTAATATCTAAACGTAAGTTATAAGTTTCACCACATAAGAAATCTTTTTTACAACCTTCTTTTGCACCTACAGTAGCAATAGTAAATACAGGGAATGTTATAGCTATAGTACCATCATCAGCAATTAATTGAGATTCTAAAGCTGCTGTTTCTGGAGCATCAACTCCAATAAAATTAAGCGCATCACTAGCTGTATAACCAGTACCTGCATTAGTAATTGTAATTGTAGTAACAACATTACCAGATACAGTTAAAGTTGCTTTAAAACCAACTCCTGTACCAGTAGTACCAAAATTGATATCAGTATAAGTACCATCAGCAATATTAGCTCCAGCATTTGTAAAAGGAGCAGTAATTGTTAATACTTGGTCATCAGTGTATGGAGTATATCCAACATGTATAACATTACTTTGAGCACCACAAGCTGGAGCAAAATAAAATTTGTTTACATATTTAGGATTAATCTCTTTTGATTTATTAGACTCTTTGTATCCTCCGTGGAATGGACCAATTTTGTCATTAGCATAAAGAGATCCTGAAGCTAGGATAAGATTACAACATCCTATACTTGAATAAGCAGTTTTAGCAACAACTTTCCAAGTTTTTGCATTAACAAAAGCATACTGCCCAGTTTCTAAAATGTTTCCTGGTGTACCAAGAACACCTAAGTTTAATTGGGTATAACCTTGACCCATTGGGTTTGCCGCGTTAACTCCTACAAAGGACTTTTGAAACGCATGATTAAAATAACTCATTGTTTTTTTGTTTTTAGTTAATAAATAAATACTATATAATATAGTAAATGTTTTTGAATTTTCAAAATTATTTTAAGAAAAGTAATTTATATTTTGCAGAATTAAGTGTAGACTTCACATTGTCTAGTTCATTTACAATTTCAGAATAAGATAACATACCTTGTAATTTATTTATCATAGCATAAATATCTCTTAAATAAAAAATACCATCAGCTACAGTATCTAAAGTTCTTGGAGGAACCTCAGAATATTTTAATATTTTTTCTGAAGCACCTTGATATCCTTCTAATAATGAATCTGCATGATCAGGTAATGCATCATATAATTCATTAAGTGCTTTGTGTGCTGCAAAAGAACCTTCTCCTGTTATCTTAAGATGCAGTTTGTGAAAACTTGTTCTTGCATTCATTAAGTCTGATGCACATGCTGCTACCATATTATCTAAAGAGCTTCCGCCAATTCCTGTATTTGATGCAGACTCTGGTTTGACAACTTCATTTTTTGATTGAGTAGTTATAGATTCTGGTCTGCTAATTGGTTTTTCAGATTCAAAATTTCTTTTTAACATTCTAGGTTTAGATTCCATTTTATATATTAGTTGTTACGTTCAGCTCCTTCAGAATTCCTTGAGTATTGATTTCCTGATTCAATATCTCCAGCAAGTATTGCTACAGCTTCATCTATTATTAATTCTATTATATCATCTTTTAATTCACATTGGACATCTGAGGTAGAAATAACACCCGTGTAAGGATCTGAACAATTTTCTATTTGAATTTTTACAGGCTGTCTATAGTAAACTAAAGATGTTTCAGCAATATCAAATTCATTATTAGTATATACATGTATTGTATTATCTATTAATGTAACAAATGTTTCTGCCCATTCAAAGTTTGGCTGTTTAGATTTATCTCTGAGAAGTTGATTAAGATTACCTTCTTCTGCAAGATATACAGTCATTCTTCTTTTATCACAACAACCTTTATTAGCATACACATCTACTCTTTTCCATTGTAAATAATTACTAGGTAGATTACCTTTGTAATAATATTCTTTATCTGTAACAGATATAGGTTGTGTAACTAATAAAGCTTGTAAATCATCTTTCCTTCTTGTAGACTGCTCATCACCTTCTTTAACAATGTTAGTTCCATGCAATTGTCTTCTAACCCATTCTACCTGAGCTTTATTAAAAGATTCAACAATCTGCCAACAATAAATGTTGTCATAATCTTGGCTGTCCAATTTGTTCAGCCTTTGTTTCATTTTTATTTCAATTGCACTGTTTAACATAGTCTATTATTTTTTTCTTTTTACAGCACTAGATTTAGCAGTCTTTTTATTTTTTGCTACATCACTTTCAAATTCTTTTCTATATGCATTAGTTTTATCAGAATATCCAGAATGCATTCCTCTTGTATTATCAATAGGAAATTTACCATTTATTTTTATACGGCCATCTGGTGTGTATTCTTTTTTCATTCCCACTTCTCTATTTTTAAAATCTTGCCCATAAGTTAATTCATAAGCTTTATTTAAAATAGGTTTATCTTTTACTTTTGCTTTGGCAGCTATTTGGTCAGTAGCAGTTGTATCAGATGCTTTAGCTCCTTTAGTTTTCATATAAGATTGAAAAGGAGTAGGTGTTCCACCATCCAGATATTTTTTTATTGACTTTTTTACTTCAGCTTGTCTAGCTTCATTAGCTTTTCTAAAAGCTATTAACGGATTAACTTTATCTGTTTTTTTCATAATTATTTATTTTTAGCCATTTTTTTAAAAGTTTTAGCTAGAGCTTTGCGTTTTGGTGTACAAGTAGGTTTAGTCATTGGAGTACAATATCCTTTGTGTTCAGGATTAACTGCTTTTTGTATCCACTTTTTATCTTTCTTAGCTGGCATGACTATTTCTTTTTAGTTGTACCACCCATTTTCTTAATAACACCTCTACCTTTTAAGATATCAGCTTTGGTAATTTTACCATCTTTATTTAAATCTGGAAACCCACCTTTTTTCATTTTAGAAAAAGGACTTGGTCTTTGTGATACACATCCACCTGATTCAGATCTAACTGTTCCTGGAGGGCAACCAACCTTAACAGCAGTTACTTTAGAACCACCTTTTTTCATAGTATCAATTCCTTGTAAGTTTGGTCCTGTTGGACCACCATTAGGAATACCATATATTTGACCTTTTGGTGTAGAAGATCCTACAGTTGTTTTCATTGTAGAACCGCCTTTTTTCATTTTAGCACCACCACATTTCATACACTTTTTCATAATATATATATTTTAAATTAACACTTCCATTTTCTAAGAGCTTTATTAATCCTTGAATCAGGATCATTAGCTGTTTTACTACTAGTTAATTTCTTCTTCATACCAGACATTCTAGCACAAAAAGATTTTTTTCTAGGACCTCCTTCAGGTTGTGGAGCTTTTAAGTTACCACCAGTTTCTTTATTATAAGAAGCTCTACCTTTTGCGTTTAAACCACCAGAAGGAGCCTTGCCTTCTTTGCGTTGCCAAGCTGGAGTCTTTGCCATTACTTTTTCTTTTTAGTTTTTATTGCTCCACCTGATTTTTTATAATAATCAGATTTTTGTAATTTTCCGCTTTTAACATCCTTTACAATTTGTTTAGCTTCTTTAGTAGTAACAACACCTTTTGTACCATTACTTCTTTCATAAGGATAATAGTTTGATTTACCTTTTGCTAAACCAGTAGTATCTAAAGAATAATCATCAGCCCAATAATTAGAACTTTTAAAGTTAACATTTTTACCTTTTTGTGCTTTAGGTAAATCTTTCTTAGAAGATGTTTTCTTAAGTGCCATAATTATTTTTTTAAAGAGTCTACTTTAACTGAGTCAGATACAACAACTAAAGTATCAATTACTAAACTATCAACAGCAGTAGAATCAGCTACTGGAAGAGGTCCTTCACTTACTGCATGACAAGATGCTAATGCAATTACACTTAAAATTAAAATTACTTTTTTCATAATATTTATTTTTTAGTTTTAGATTTAATTTTCTTTTCTTGCTTCAGCATCTCTGCTGTAGGTTTTTTACCTGATCCTTTATTAGCACGGATATTATCCCATAATCCTTTTTGTGAATAACTACCATCTGCTCTTTTAATCATTTTCTTAGCCATTGTTATATAGTATTAACCACGGATTGTTTGTAAAATAAATCTAGCTTTAGAAACTATTTTATTTTTTAAACTTTCAAGTGAAGATTTTTCAGCTACTACAGCTTTGTTAACTTCAAGAATCTTTTCAGCAACAGCCTCTACTACTTCTTCCACTTTCTCAACTATTGTTTCTTCTTTTACTTCAACTTCAACTTTAGCTTTTTTAACTTGAGCTTTTTCTACTTTAGATGCTTTTACCTTTGGTTCAGCAACTGTTTTTTTAGGTCTTGCCATAATAATAAAATTTAAAATTAAAACATCTCCTTATTTAGAAGGAGATGCTTTTTTAGGTGCTGTACTAGTTCCACCAACTCTTCCTTTTGGTTTAGCAGATTTAACTGCTTCTTTACCTGGTGCAACAGATGTTCCACCAACTCTACCTTTAGGAGTTGTTTGTTTTGTTACTTTTGCATTTGGGTTTTTAATTTTCCCTGTAGTGTAAGTTGCCATTTTATTTTAGTTTTAAGAGTTCCAATATTTTTCACAAGCTTGGTTAAGATCTTTTAAAACATCCTCATTTAAAGGGTTTTTCAAGTGCTCTATTACATCAGATACATTTCTTCCAAGCATAGCTCCGGATTTAGTATGATATATATAACCATCAGCCTTATTAACAATATACTTAAAAAAAACAGAATCCCTAACAATTGACTTAATTTTTAATGCTTCCATGTCTAAATTAGCTGCATCCGTAAATGATTTGGCTGCTCTTTCCTTGTTAGTCTCTCCTCCTTCACCATTAATATATCTATCCATGTTCTCATAGATAACATCATTTGGTGTAGATTTTTTATATTGTGTACTATTGATATCTACAACTTTTGCAATGTAGAATAGTTTAGTACTATTTTTATCAAATAATTTTTGTAATTCTGCAAGAGCTTTATTTCTAAGTTTTTTATACTCAGTTCTTACCATTACAGTTTCTTCTTCCTTATCTAAATAAAATTTAGGTGGAACTGCTTTTGATCTTGCATCCTCATAACTTTTTGCAACTATTGAAAACCCTCCGGCCTCAATTGCATAAAGTTTAATTCTATCATAAGGATCAATTGGATTTAAATATAATGGTTCATTACCACATCCAATAGTAATCTTATTCCAAAACTCTGCATTGTTAGGTTGTAACAACTTAACTTTATTCCAGAACATTGGATCTTCTACTTCTAATACATTAGCTACTAATTCTTTTTCTAATTCAGCTATTGCATTTCTTATCTCTCTTATCCTAGCTTCTCTTTCTTCTGTAGGAAGGAGTTTAATTTCAGGTGCAAATTCATTAAGTCCGGTTATGTATCTTACTACACCATTGTTATCTAAACATGCAAGTTGTTCATTATGTTTTATTCCATCAAACATGCTCATACCATAAGACTCAAGTCCCATGTTAGATGCAGTTTTATCAAAATAAGGTCTTACAGCAATAGCTGTTTTTTTGATAGCACCTTTACCAGTTTCTACCATTGTAAAATTTTCCATTTGTTGTTGGTTTTTAATTGTTGGTTAAATATATTAAAAAAGGAGGAGATTTACCTCCTCCTTCTCTAATTTGTTTATTACTAGAATGATCCTCCAGTGATTGGATTTCTCATTACAATTTTCAATACTTTACTTGGATCTTTTACCCAAATAGCTGGCATTGTTTGTGACATCATTACACGGTATCCATTGAACTGACCTGAAGATTGGAACCCTTGAGTTCTTCCCATGTAGTCCATAGTACCATTTTGATACCACCATTTCAATTGATTATCCCAAGATAATTTCAATAAGAAGATATTATCATTAGTGTTATCAGTGATATCAAAGATAATGTAAGAGTAAGAAGATAATGGGAAACCATCAATGATTGGGTTCTCAATATCATTTGTATGAACATTGTCAAATGCTGGGTTAAGTACAAACTTAACATTTGCCAAGAAAGGAATTACATAAGAAGTATATGCAAATCCAAAGTTCAAGTCCATACCTTTACCTGTGATTGCTCCGATATCAGCAGCCTGAATTAATAGACCAGAAGATACAGCTTCTCTTTTGATAGCCTCATTTACCATTCTCATACCACCCATACCAGTTTGTACAACTAGAGAGCGTTTTGGATCTGGACCTTGGAATTCAACTTTACCATTAAAGAAGTTGTAGATTTCTCCACGGAATAAATCTAATGTAAAGTTATTTTTGTTATAGATTCTTTTGAAAGAGTTGTCTAATTGTTTCCAAAGACCCACTGATAATCTAAGATCATCTGGACCATCTTGTTTAACTCTACCACCTTGACCCCACATTAAGTAGGTTTCAATATCTGTAGCAATTTTGCTCAAGTGAGCAGATTCCATAGCAGTTAAGAAAGTTCTTGATAAATCACCATTATCAAATGCTTTTTTAACTTTGTCTTTACCAAGTTTTTTAACCATATCCTCTAGGTTAGCAACAGAAGGATCTTGTAGGTTAGAATCAAATGTTCTCCAGATTTCAGTTACAGGAACTGTTCCATCTGCATTCATTCCACCTTTGATCATTAAGTCAGCTCTAGAAGAGATAGAATAATGAACGTGAGCTTCAGCACCACCAACAAAGTTGTAGAATTCACGGAATCCTGCTCTTGTTTGGATGTCTGAAAATCTTTCGCCATACTCACCTCTAGCAGAACCTTTACGGAATACTTTGGTACCATTGGCTAAATACTTGTTATCCAAGTATTTGAAGTTATCATTGTTTACTAACTGTACAGTATAGATAAAACCATCACCTATAGGAAGAATATCTTCTGCAGTAATGTACATCTCAACACCATTATATTTATCATAAGTGATGATATCACCATGACCAAACTCACGTCTGCTTAATTTGATGCGGAATGTTGTTCCTTCAATACCTTTAAAGTTATTGTCTGGTTCAATGTCCTCAAGGATATAAGGTAGGTCAATGGAAACCGGAGTTTGCCATCTGTACTCTCCACGAGCATTATCAACCATAATTACATTTTTACCACCAAAGCTAGACATTTGATAAAGAGGCATTTCAACCTTTTGAGCCATAGCCCAAAGATCTACTGGACCTAAGTCCATAGGTTGTGCATCTTTTAACATGTTAACCAAGTGATAAGAGTCTACATGTGAACTTGCCGCGTAGGCTGTATCCCGTAGAAAGATACCATTGTTTAAAATTGGAGTTGCCATTTTATTGTTTGTTTTTGTTTGTTACTAAATTAAAAAGTTCTCTTGAACATATTGTTCGGTCTTGATATTGTTTTTTGTTGTGATCTATTGTTAGAAAGAGGTTTTCTTTCTTCATCAGTTTCTCCATTATTAGAAGAACCTGTAAGCTTTCTAGACTCTTCAGTTTTTAATTGCCTAACTGTTTTTTCTACAGCTTGTTTATTTCCTTGTTCTCTTACACGTGCTTTGTATCCATCCGCATCTGCAAGTAACCATAAGGCTTCTGCAATTAAATCATGTCTTGGTTCTACAAACTGATACTTCTCTAACAGATGTCCTAGTAGGTTTGTAGATTTACCAGAGATAGATGAGTAATTAGGTTGTACTAATCCTGTATATAACATACCTTGGATTTTCTTATCTAGTTTAACTCCTCCTATTTCTCCTGTAGCAAGTGTATTATATACATTATCAGTGTATGCTTTTGCTTGCTTTGATTGTTGTTCTTTTTTATGTTCTTGCTCAGCTAATTGTCTTGCAACAATTTCTTCTTGCATTCTATCTAATTTTGGTTTGAACTGTTTAGCTTTTTGTTCTAATTTGTTCATGTCAGCCCAATCTACTATCTCAGCTTCAATTTCTTCTGCTGATCCAAAGTTTGTAGCATGTAAATATTGTCTTGCAATTTCTTCTTGATCTCTTTCATTACTTGGATCAAGTTGTATCATTTCTTCTACATATGCTAGAGTTCTGAATAACCCTTTAAGATCTGTTCCGCCATCTGCTACATATTTAGCTGCAATTTGTAATTCTTCAGGAAGAGATTCAAAAAACTCTCTTGGAACATCTTGCTTAACTTTATTTTCTCTTTCTTGAAAGTTAGCTTCAAATAATTCTCTAAAATCTTTTGCAGTATAATCCTCTAAAGATTTATCATCATCAAAAGGAATAAGACTACCTTCTTCAATCATTTTCTCTGCCAATTCAAAGAGACCAGATTTATCTACCTTAGGTCTTCCTTTAGTTGTAGGATCTTCTTGTTGAGAAATTAATCCATCAAGTTCAGCAATAGTATCTTCTACTTCTGCTTTTTTCTCTGCTGCTTCTTTTCTTTCTGAAGCTGTGCTTACTGTATTATCAAGGAACGTAGTGTCTATATTTTCTTTTGAAAACATAGTTTTTGGTTTTTCATCCTCAGGTAACATTATATTAGCTGCACCTGGATTACCAAATAATTCATCAATGTTTACATCTACTTGACCTACCGTAGTAGAGTCTAGTACCTCTTCATTTAGATTCTGTGCTGGTTCATTCATTGTTGTTGGTTTTTAATTATACTTTTAATATACAAAATAAACTTGATAAATTTAAAATACAGGAAAACTTTTTGGTCATTATATAGCTAACTAGATTTATTTTCCTGCATTTTTATCATATTTATTTTTGTTTTCTTGTGCAATTTGTAGTTGTTTGTTTGCAATCTCTCTCTGTGATTGTATTTTTTCTCTCTCAATTTGGTTCTTTTGAGTATCTAGATTCATTCTATTTACTTCCTTTTCTCTTTGCAAACTTGTTTGTTCTTGGTATTGTTCAGTTGCTCTGATTTCTTTCATTGCATCATTGTAGTCAGACATTTCATTTTTGTTTACATCACTCATAGCTCCATAACCTGCAGCTCTGATTTCAGCAACCAAAATATCTCTTTGTCTATTCTTCTCATCTCTTGCCTCATTAGCATCAATCTCCATTTGTTTTTGTTTTTCTTGAGATTGTATTTGCTCTTGTTGCATTTGTTGTTGTTGTTGCATTTCTTGTTGTTTCTGAGCTTGTTGTTTTTGTTCAGAATCTTTAAGTACAGAAGTAAGTTCTGATACAGTGTCAGATTTAACTATTTTACCTAAGTCAAATATAGATGCTCCTGTAGTATTGTTATTAAGAGCCATTTGTTTTAATTGCTCTAGGATAGCTCTATGGTTTGCTGTGGTTGTACAGAATATGTTTAGATCTCTCATTAGTAATTCTGTTCCATTTACTTCAAAGTTTACCTTCTCATCTGCTGATGTAAGGTAAGTAAGTCTGGCAGATGGTCTATTTGAATTATAATACTGAGCTAAGTCTGTACGCATCTGGTGTACTCTTGGCATTAAGTAATCACAATGTTGTATAAAGAAAGTTTCTGTTTGTGCATATGAAGCACTCATTGCTTGCTCTACACCAGTTGCTGTAGTTTGTGATAACTGTTGTCCCATTCTTTGAGGATTGATTCCAATTACCTCATAAGCTTGTTGTTTAAAGTGAGTTGCTAATTGTATCCTTGACATTAATCTTTCTGTTTGAGAAAGATCTAGTTTCTGAAAATGATTAAAGTTTAATGCATTTTCTGTATTAGAAATAGATGTATCTAGTGGAAGCATTTGGAAATTTTTCATAGCAACATATGCTTTAGCATAATTCCCTTTACCCCAATCTTCTCCTAAAGAGTGTCTTGGTAAGGAGTTCTGATCCAACATTATTACGGTTCCAAGTTCATCAACAAGAATATCAGCTATTTGATTGTTAACTATATTGTATCCTATCTGATACGGTTTCATCAAATCTAGTAATGCAGTTGACTTAGTATTTCTATCAGAAAATACTGCACCTTCTACAGGAAGTTTACAACCATAAAGACTGTTATCTCCTTTAAACTGAAACTTAAGTGGTTTAATATGATTTCTATCTACACCAATATAGATAGGTGAAAAACCTCCTGGATTATTCATACCCCAGAAAGATGGAATATTAGGACCTATTTTAACTCCACCCCATACTTCATTGATCCAGATCCAATCAATATGTTCTCCAAATAAAAGATTCTCTTTGTTTTTGTTTTTAAATAACCTAGTATCATACAAAGGTTTATCTGTTATCTTATAATCCTCAGTTATAATTTCATTTATAACTTCACCAGATTCTAATATTTTAGTTAAGTGTCCTACTTTTCTTTGAGATTTCCAATAGCATGTAGTACAACGTAACAAGTATGCAGTACCTTGATCATAATAATCTTCACCCTCAGATAGGATTTGATTAATAATATCTCCACCATCATATACAGAACCAGCCATCATAGATGTATATTGTCTGTATGCTAATGAAGGCATGTTAGTATTCCATTCATGAGACTTGGTAGCATCATAGAATGTACCATCATTTTGACCACCTATAGTATAACCAGCAGATCTGATAGGGTAAACAGCTTCTAAAGATTCATGTTGTTCTTCAGTAAGCATAAAACCATATCTATCTATTACATCAGCAACTGTAAGCATATCTACTTTACCTACCCAGTTACCTTGTGATATATATCTTGCATCAGGAGACTTATGGTAGAAAGTAACAGGAGGATTCCAAAGTTCTACTTCATAATCATCTTCCATCATTTTCATATGCCAGAACTCTCTATCTGTAATAAGCATATCTCTGAATGCTCTTTCTTCAAGCTCATCCATTCTGAATCTTTCAACATCTACTTTATGTTGATGATCAGCCCATTGTTCTATCATAGATCTGTAATCTTTTTTAAAGAACATTTCTATTTCTGGCAAAGCTTTAAGTTTTTCAGGATTTAATTGTTCTTGTGCTTCTGGAGAATTAGGATCTAAACCTTGTTCTAATAATGCTGCTTGGATTTTCATCTGAGCATCTGCCATAAGAGTATCTTCAACCATCTTTCTTTTTTGCTCCATCATCTCATTATATGAGAACTCATCAATGGCACGGTAAGTAAGTTTAGTTGATCTCTTAGCAAATTCTGCTACAAGTACATTAATTACATTGGGGATAATAGGATAAAACTTAAGTTCTAAAGCTGAAGCATCTTCTCTGGTGAGTACATCTACTATGTCTCTCATCTCATTGTTTTCTTCTACAATATAATCTGTCTTATCTATAATACCTTTTGCAAGTTTATAATTCTTCATCAACTTGCGGGCATTTCTTCTTATCTGTTTAAGACCATTCCACTCCAACCAATCTAAATTCCATGCAGCCCACTCTTCATCTTTATCTTTTTTAGAAAGAAATTGTAAAGGTTGAGTAATACTACCCATCCTATTTTGTGTAGTCTTTGCTCCTTTTTTTAATTGTAGTGCGTTAAATACTTGCATAGTTATTTAATATTTTTAAATGCGGATTTTTTAAACCCTTGACCATTCAATAGTTTACCTATTCCTCCCATATGACGGAAAGGACTGTTATTTAATTTAAACAAATTTTCTGACTTTTGCAAGTTTTTAGCCATATCATCCATGACTACTCTCTTACTATAACCTCTGTTTGCTTGCTGAATTCTCATAAAAGCAACCAATGCACAAAATGAAACTAATCTATCCACATTGACTCCATCAGAGTATGCAGACATTTCTTTAAGTAGCATTATATCTGGTATACGTTCAATACCATATTTAGTTCTTACTATTGTACCATCTGTTTTAGTTTCAACATCTAATTCTTCTTTAGTGTATTCAATACAGTAACTAAGTAAATGAGCTTTAAATAAAGTACCAGTATTCTTCCAACCATATTCTTGATATACTGAAGCATTAGCACCAATATCTTTTAAGAACATGATTTGACTTTTTGGTACTAAGAATCTTTGTTTTTTTCTGGATATCATATACTGAATAAATAAAGAGATGTTATTCTCAATAAGTGTCCAGGCATTATACCATTCAATTATTAATTCTAGTTTTTGGTGAGTTTTGTTTATATCATCATATCTACCGCACCAAGCAGCTACAATCTTATCTTGTTCTATATAAGTTTCTGTCTCTACACCAGTAACTTTTGTTACTTCAACAGGTGCCTTCATGATATATATAGAACACAATGATTCAGATGTAGTAGTCTTACCTTCAGATACAGGGTCAATAGAAGCATAGTACTGACCAAATGTAGGATCAGCTATAGGTCTTTCCCAAACAACTAATACACCTGTCTTATCTTCAGTATTTTTAGTTACTGGAAATTCATTGATTGGTCTTCTATTACTATGTTCAACTCTTACCTTACCATTAGGATCTGGAAATATATCTAAAAATTCATAAGCATATTCTTTATCTTCTATTCTTCTTTGTTGTGCTGCTATAAGATGAGTAGGAAATACAGATACTGTTCTATTTGCAAAAGCTTCCTCAATATTTCTTGGATGCTGAGATATCCTTAACTGGTATGTCTGTGGATCTAATTCTTTTTTCCATTTCTCAAATTGATTATCTAAAGCAATCAAACCTTCTGTTACTTTAGAATTTCCAAATTCATCTATATAAGGTGGCATAGACCATTGCTCAGGAATAAATAAACCTGATATACCTACTGTACCTTTACCATCTATTAAATCAGTCTCTACTGCATATATATCATTTTCAGTTGGATATATAATCATTTTTCTTAAAGGTTCACATTGAGATAAATCACCCACAGAACCTGCAGCTATAAACATACCTGTAGTAATTAAACCAGATCTCATTGCTGGTCTCATGTACTCATATGTTTGATTCATCTTTGGAGCTATACCAGCTTCTTCATGAAAGAAGTATTTTACTGGTCCACCGACACCATTTGTTGGATCTTTCTCAAAAGACATACCTTGTATAGTTCCTTTAAGACCAACTTCATTTTTTCTATCCCCTTTTCTTACCTCAATCTTTTGTTGCCACATCATTACTTTATCTGGTGACATCGGTCTATACCATGCAGTATGTTCATTTAAAAATGCAGCATATTCTTGTAAAAATTTCCAAGAACCTTTTTCATTAATATAATCCTTAAGACTTGCACCAATTTTAAGAGTAACCCCTTCTTCAAACCATTGCTGATTTAATAACTTGGCCATGTGATAATAAGAAGAAGCAATCTGCCTTTTCTTAAGAATAGCAACATGTTTATAATTTAACTCAGCTAATAGTTCATATAGAGTCATATGATACTGTGCATCTCTTATATCTGCAAAACCAAACTGCTGTATTTCCTTATTAAATATAGGTAAGAAGTTTAACCACATATAATACTCACGGGTCATAAACCAGCTGTCACCTTTATCTTTAATTAAAAAACCTTTTCTGCATTTGATTTTTTTATCATCCCAGTAAGTTATAAAGTCTTTAGATTTAAATGGAGCAAGACAATAAACTTTATTTTTTCTAAAACTTCTAGATTCTTGTGTAAATAGTTCTGAAGATGTAGCATTAAAGTTATATTGTCCTGGTATTTTAAATATAGAAAATACAAAATCTGAGAATTCTTCTCTTGAGTTAAAACTAGTTGTAGTAATAACTCCATTATCCCATGTGGGTATATCTTGATAAATTTCACTCATAATTAACTGTCATATGCTAAACCTTGTCCACCTCTAACTTTACTTTGTTGTTCATCCTGTAGATCTTTGTATGCACCTTTGAATGAAGTCCTGATAGCTTCATAATTCTTAGCTGCATTTACCAGAGCTGAAATATTACCATCTCTACCATGTGAGATAGGAGTTGTTTCCATATATCTACCTAATCTATCTAACATAGATGCAATACCTCTGTATGCTCTAGATGTAGGTGTCTCATACATTTTTTTACAGAAGGCAAGAGCAGTAAAGATCTTATCATCTTCTGTAGAGAATTCTCCTTTAATCTCTGTCATTATAAGAAGTTCCTTTTCTACATCAGGTGTATGAAAGAAAGGATTCATATCAGGATTAGGACATGTCATATAAAACAAATACTGATATATTTTTATGTAATCTTCTGGATAGTCATCCATTAAATCCTTTAGAGAAGATAATGTATAACAGTGTTCAGTAGGTACTACTGTTCCATTATGTACATCAAATAGTTTTACTAACATACATTTAAAAGTTTTTTGTAATAATCATATGTACCTTTTGTTGTAAAGATGTCCCCGCTCTTCAAATATAATAACACCTCATCATCAACTAATTCCATATCTTCATTGTACACATTTCTTACTCCTTCAATACTATCCAAACATAATATCATTTTACCAGTAAACTCATCAGTAATACCTAAGTCTTTTAACATAGCATTTTCTAATATAAGTTCAATCTCTATGTAGTTGCTATTTTCTTTTCTTTGTGATTTCATGATCTTGAATATAATGTAATATTGATAATACTTCATCTACTAAATAAGGAATTGCAATTGGAATAACTTCTTTCACAATTGGTTCATTATTACTATTTCTTTTTACTATTGGATAACCATATGAATCTTCTCCTTCTATATCAAATGATACATGATGGATAAACATCTTTCCTGGTTTTAATTTAGGATTATGCTTTAGTATAATATACATATAAATACTAAGTTGTAAAGCATAGTGATTAAAATTACAATCATCTAGATTAGAAAGAGGTTCTGTTAATTTATCAGATACCCCTTCCCAATCTACATAAGATTCTTTCTTAATCTCTTTGTTTGTCTTGTAGTCAATTATATTTACTTTACCATTTACTACTTCTACTAAATCTGATTGACCACATATGCCTGCTGATTTAAGAAACACCATATGCTCAGGATACACACCTGCTTCTAGTTTTTGATTTGGTGCTACTCTTACTCCATTTGTTTCACCAGATGGTGGAAACACAGGAACTGTAATACCTTCTCTTTCAATAGAGGCTAATGAACATAAATCTGCTTCTCTTTGATTATGATAATAGGTACCAAGTGTTAGAGCTCTGTTAGATTCATTATCCCAAATTTCTTGGATAACTTTTGGATCAAGACCAAACCACTTTGATCTTTTATTTTTAGTTACCTTCTCTGCTACTTTTTTAGCATCAAATGGTTTTTTAAAATGAGAGATTAAAGTAGTAACACTAATCCAATTGATATTATCTTCAGAACTTAAACTTTTGTAACTATGATCTGCAGCATTAAATATTATGCTCATGATTATGCATTTTTAATAATATGTTTAGCAAGTTGTACTGATGCTGGATCAACTGATCTCAACATACACTTTAAATTTTCAACTTCCTTATTATTAAATACAGCTTCTAATTTAAGAAGTCTTAATTTTAATAATAGGTTTTCACTTTCCAGCATTTCAATTCTTTCAGAATTTGTAGCATGTGTTTCACTTAATTCTGTTAAACTATTCATGATACTAGTTTGACCACCATTAAATGTTATTGATAGATCAACTTCTTCTGTTACATTTGATGTCCATGTTTGATTTTTCATAGTTCATTAAGTTTATCTTCTACTTCTTCTGATACAATTGCTTTCCATCTTAGATCTGGACAATCAGATGACAATGATCTAAGTTTAAAAGATAAAGAACAACCACATAGATTACAACAAGGTTGAGTTCCGGGCATTACACATGAGCCACCTTCATCATCTTTTCTTACACATACATTACAGATCTCTGATCTTTCAGCAGCAATCTGTTCTACAAATGCATCTCTCATAACAGAATTCTTTATACCTTCTATTATTTGTTTTCTATTTTTCCAGATTTCTTTAAGATTTGGTTTCATCTTTTTTCTTTTTAAATTGATCCTTTTTTAATTTTTGCTGTGTTATTTCTGCCTCTAATTTAATCAAGCTAGCTAATTTACTTTCTAGAGTCTTCTTATTAAAGTAGGCACTAAAAGTATAAGTATCATGATTTAATAAGTTAGTAGTAATTCTTTCTATTGATTTATTTACTGCTTTTGTTTTAACAACAAACTGACCTAAACCATCAAGATTAATTCTTGGATGAGTTAAGTTACTTAAATTTTTTCTTAAGTTTTTATACATGAAGTCTACTAGATCTTCTACTAAAGATTCTTCTATGTTTAGATCTTCAGCAACTGACTTATATAACTCATTTGCTTTCTTCGGTATCATGGCCTAAAAATTTATAGTCTAATAATACAGTTCCTTTAATTTGAATTTTTAAATCTGGATTTAGCATAATCAATTTCTTATTAGCTGTATCCTTAATTACTAAGTTGTTTTTTTCTGCTTTATTAATACAGTTTCTAACAGTCTGTGGAGATTTAAAAATCCATCCTTCTTCAGCAGATGCATCATAACAAAAATCAGTTAACTCAAGTGGTTCATTAAAACTAAGTAAAGTAAGACAGTTTAAATCAGATTCACTCATTGCTATGTGATTAATATAGCAATGAGTTAATATTTGAAATTTTACTACATCCCATTTGGGCATCTTAACACGCTTCTGTACTTGATTTACTAAAGCCATGTCTTATGATTTTTTTAATTTTCTTTCTTTAGGAGATTCATTATCTGATGATTCATTTTCAGCACCTTCTTCTGGAGTTGAATTTTGCATCATACTAGCCCATTGATATTGTAGAGTTGCTCTTTTAAATCTAGCATTCTCAATCTCTGTAAGTAAATGCTCATACTTTAATTGTGATTCTAAATATGGAACAGATTCATCATAGAATTGTTTCATTTCTTCTTTTCTAGCAAGTAGTTCTTCTGGACTCAATTGCTCTTCTGTAGTTTGATTTTTCATTTTTATACATTTTAAGTTTAAACAAATATACAATAAAAGTTTAAATCTATAATGTGTAAAACAAAAAATCCAGATACTTATGGTACCTGGACTCAATTAATCTTTATATTATTATCTATTCTTTACAGTAAAGTTAAGTATAGTAAGTAAATAAAAGTTTCTTGTTACATCAATCTCTATAGCAAAAAACTCTAGGTTTGCAAGTTTTAGTTTTATCAACACCTTGTCCCATTGTTTTTTTGGAGATTCCCAATTGTTTCTAAATTTCATACATCAAATTCTTTTAATAAAACATAACTGATTTTTTTCTGTGCTTTTATTAGAGCTATGATTTCTAAATGCTTTTTCTTATCATTAACTACTTGACAACCTGCAGACCATCCACCAATGTTTTCTTGTAATCCTTTAAAGGATTCATCATAAGTAGCAGCATGAAAATTAATACCAAAGTATCCAGTTTCTAATTTACCTTGTTCTTCTGTTTTACCATCTTGATCACCATCTCTATATACAGTTATAGGACCTGTTTGTAATAAGGCTGGCATTTTACTCATATGTTTTCCATATGACCATACATCATAATACCAAGAATCAGATTTAACTACAGCTGCACCATTCTTATTATACTTAAGAAATCCACCAGTTAAAACAGGTTTACCAGGATTGGTAGTTCCTGTTGTCATTGTTACAAACTCTTTATCTCTAAAGATGTAAAACTTATCATCAAACTTATCTGTATCATCTTCAGTACTTCTTATACCTACTATATAGTATTCTTTAGGAAGAGCTTTGAATGTACTAAGTTTTTGTATTCTATCTAATATTTGAGAATCAGTATAGATTCTAACATTATTTTTGCTCATTTACTTCTTCTTTATTAACTTGAGGTTCAACTGTTACTTGACTTACTGCTGCAACTGTAGCTCCAATTGCTGTTAAATAACCAGCTAATGTAACTATTCCTGCAGGTAATGAAACAGGTAAAGTTAATAAAGTTCCTCCAATTGCTCCTAAAGCAATACCAAGTTTTTGCATCTTTTTCCAAAACTTTGGAGTAGGTGCTAAGAATCTTTGTTTTATATTCATAGTATTAATGTCTTTGGTTTATTTGATATTTTACTAACTCATGAACTGTGTCAGACAAATCACCAATTTTTTGAGCCATGTTTTTTAATTCATGCTGAGTGATTTCTTGAATACCTTGGTATTTTAATCTGTTTTCTTGATCAACAAGTTCTATCTTACCTTTTAACTTTCCCATATCTTCCGTAGCTCTTCTTACATCAGAATGCACAAGTTTTAAAAAGTATCCTATAATTGTAATTGCAGCTGATATTGCAACTAATGTTATTTGACTAAAATCCATTATATATATATATTAATATTAATTACTTTACAAAAATGAGTATAATATAATATAATAAAATTTTTTATATAATCAAAATTAACTGTAAACTAATATTATTAACTTGTATTATAATTCAAACTGTTCTCTTATTTCTATGGCTACATTATCCATTTTATGAATATAAAGTACAAGCGAAGCGAATAGCAGTAGCAGTACCAGTTGGTGTTGAAGGCATAGTTAATATATTTGCTGTATTAATTATTCCAAATGCAGCATCCGAAATCCCTACATCATATATTGTTCTCCAACTCGTTCCGTCAGCATAGTAACCTACAACAAGATTTTCTCCAACTGTTAAATTTAAATTTTGTCCTACTTCTGCTACAAGTGTAATTTCATTTGCGCCAAGACTGCAAGTCGCAGATCCTTGACCTATTAAAGTCATTGAACCACCCAAAACTCCTCTGTAAATTCCAAATAGAACTAAATCCGTTCCAGAAAAACCCCATAATTTTACTTTGGAGATAGTTCCTGTAACTTCACTTATTGTTTGATAATAATATTGAGTAGTAGCAGCAGTTGGAGCGGTATCGCATACTGAAATAGGCATTGGTGAAAATCCAATACCGTTAGTAGGTAACACAGACCAATTTGCCTTACCATCAGAAGTAATACACTTTAAAAATCTACCAACTGTTTCAGTACCATCTTGAAGTTGTAATGAGTAATTTGCACTACCGCTTGCTGCACTGAATTGACCTCCTATATTAACAGATAAAGCATTATCAATTTCTCCTTGAACACCAACATTTAAAGTTGTACTTCCAGTTGAACTACCATAAACACCAACATTTTGGAAAACTCCAACGCCATTTGTTATACCTGCTACACCGCTAAATCCTTGACCTAATCCTTCACCATAAATAGCATATTGAGCAGCGGTAGAAGTATTAACTCTAAACTTGTAAGGAGTATTTGGAGCAACATTTACACCTACATTAGTGCCATTGTCTTGAATAACACCATTGCCTATTGTTGTTGTACCAGTGAATCTTGGTACATAACTTAGAGTTCCGCTACCGCCTATTTTACCATTGAATGTACTCCAGTCTGTTGAGCTTAAAGCACCTCTATTTAATGCAGAAGCAGTAGGTACATTTAAAGTAATTACAGGTGTAGTTGTACCAGTTGCAATTGTAGAAGATAAATCTGTTCCAGTTGTACCTAATGTTAATGCAGATACTGAAGTTACAGTGCCTACACTCCACGTTCTATTTCCAGACAAATTTAAAGTAAGTCCATTAATTGTAAGAGTTCTACTTTCAGGAGTATATATAGTTGAATCATAAGATATTATTCCTCCTGCAGAGAATACCAATCCTGCACCAATTAATGCATTTTGCTTATTATTAAAGGTAGTCCAATTACTACTACTTAAAGCTCCTCTCACTGTACCACTTGCCGTTGGTAAATTGAATACATGTGTATCTACTCCACTTGTTCCAATATTAAAATCTGTACCAGTAGTACCTACTGATAAATACTGTGCAGCTGCTGTTAATCCATCTATAGAAGCTACACCTGTAGTAAAGGTAGTTTGTATACTGCCTAAATGTGAATCTTCAGTATGTAATGTAATAGTGTTTCCACCAAGATTAGTTGGATAAAATCTTATTGCTATTCTATCTACAGGAATTAAAGGATTATATTCTGGTACAGCACAAGTAAATGTATATAAATGTAGATTTGAACCATCAGTTATAATTTCATTTAAAGATGTAGATATAACAGTAAATGTACTTCCGTCATAAACCTCAACAGTTGCATAAACTTCAGTTGTATTACTTGTTGAAGTAAAGTAACATTGAAATATCCAAACACCTGAAGGTATAACTTCTTGTGTAGGTTTTCCTACATCAGTAATAAAATTAGCAAAAGCAACATTATCTATAGTACCTGATGTAAAATCAACACCAGGAGGAGTAGTAATTGCAGCTGTACTTAATTGTTCAAAAATATTACCTCCTATTGTTCCTTGTGAAACACTTCCATTTAAATAGTATACTTGTCCACCGCCACCTCCAGATATATCAGGAAATGAAGCTAAAACACCATCTCCTCTTACATATTGAGAAGGTACACCAGCTGCAGTAACATTAAATGTTGCACTACCAGTTATTGGTGAGTTAGCAACATTAAATGCACTTGGCATAGTTAATCCAACACTTGTTACTGTACCTCCACTTGAAGGTTGAGTATTAGTTATAGTGAAATTAGGATATGCACCAGTTGTTGATATACCTGTTCCACTAGTTAAAGTAACTATTTGGTCTGGAGCAGTATTAGTAATTGTAAAACTTCCACTTGTAGTTATAGGATTTGTACCAGCAATACTTATTCCTGTACCTGCTGTTGCACCTACACTAGTTACAGTACCTGTACCAGTACCACCACCAATTATAGCAGCTAAAGATGCAATGGATATACCAACTGATAAATAGTTATCATCTCTTCTTGAATCTTTTAATCCTAATGGAATTAAAGTTGTATCTAGATCACTAATTGTAGTAACCAATTTATTTTCTTTTACCCAACTTATATAATTAAGGATATCCATAACTTTTATTATTTTTTATTTTTTATGAAAAAGCTGCTAGCTGACCACCTGTTGTATTTACTGTTGAAACATTTTTTAATCTAATAGCCATAGGATTTGTAGAAGTACTTATAGCATTTAAGAAATCTTCAGCAGTTAATACCGCAGTACCTACTAAGCCATAACCATATTCTACTCCTTTATTAACATTAGTTACTGCAGGAATTCTCATTGTTCCATTGTATTCAGTGTTAGTAGGACCATAAGTAGGAGATCCATATCTTACAGTATCTACTGCAGGATAACCAACACCAGCACCAGTACCGCTATATATAGTTAAATTAGCTCCTGTTTGGTCTTGAAATCTCCATTGAGATATTCCTGTAGGATAGAATTTTATTCTTTGAGACATAACTCCTACAGTATTATTAGTATTAATAACAGGAGAAAGTAATGTTACTGTGCCACTTCCTTGATTAAATATTCCCATTGCTTGAGAGGAAGCTTGTACTGTACCTGTTATTACATTTATATTACCTGTGTAAGTAGTCCAAGTTCTTATGCCATAAAAAAGATTGGCAGTAATATTACCTGTTATATTTAAAGTAGCATTATTACCTATTAAATAAATAACATCACTCCCAGGACTACCATAAGGAGTAGCTTGTCCAAAAAGATTACCTGTAACATTAACAATAGCATTACCAGCAGATCCAAGTACATTAATAGCAGAAGAACCAAAAGCAGCACCAGTATCATTATACTGATAACCAGCTCTTAAAATTCCTGTAACATTAGCAGTTATTGCCCCCGCAATTCCAAAAGCAGCATTATTTCTTGATGAACCTCCTGTATTTGCAGTATCTCCCTGTAAATTTCCATTTATATTTATAGTACAAGTAGCAGTTGGAAGTGCATATATATTATATTGATTTATTACTAAACCTCCACCTCCTACTAAGTTACCTAAAGTAGCGTGATTAATGTTTAAAATACCTGATGTTGCTGATATTTGAAGTACATTCACATTACCACCTGTATTTTGTATTCCAGTTGTTGTATCTCTAACTGTTATTGTTCTTGTGGAAGGAGTTGCAGGTAAAGTTGTTACAGAATATGTACCTCCTGTTTGTATTAATGTAGTAGGAGCTGCTCCAGAACCGTTTGTAACTGCACTGCTTTGCGTCATATCAAAATTATATATAACAACAGGGTTAAACCAAATTGCTGTTACATTTAATCTATAAGATGAATAAGCAGTTGGATTTGCTAAAATTGAACTTATATAACAAATAGTTGCATTAACACTTGTAGTTACTGTATCTAAATTATCCCAAGTGCTTGTAGTTGTATTATATCCTTGAAATGTCCAAGTTTTAGGTGCGTTATTATATGTAGATACTACTCTATATTTTTTAATTATAACAGGACTTGGAAAATTATATTGTAAAGTAAAAATACTTGTAGCAGGATACCACCCTATACCATTAAAAGCATTAAATGCAGTAGTATTATTAGCAGAAGCACTTGCAACACCACTTGGCGTAGTATTACTTGTCATTACTGGAACAATCATATTTGGAAGCTGACCATTATTACTGCCATTTCTTAATTGATTAACATCTACATCTGTATCTATTGTAACTGTATAACCATTAGTAAATACATAGTCTGAACTTGTTGGAATAATAAGACTATCCCAAACAGTATTATCATTCCAATTACCTGATTTTATTGCAAAAACATTTGCCATATTTTATATCTTTTATAGTTAACTTAAAGCAGTAACTTGATCTCCTGTAGTTTGTACTGTAGAAACATTTCTTAATCTTTCTGCAACATCATTAGTACTTGTAGAAATTGCATTAAGTAAATCTTCTCCTGTTAATTGTAAAGTTCCTACAATTATAGGTACAGGATCATCTACTGGAGTAATAGCTGATACAGGTATTCCAACT